ATGCTCCGCATCGGTCGGCGCATCCGCGAGGTCCGCGAGCACCAGAACCTGACCCAGGAGAAGGTCTACCTCGCGGTGCCGATGAACCGGTCGCACTACCAGCAGATCGAGTCGGGCCAAGCGAACCCGACCCTGCGGACCTTGGTTCGGATTGCCGACGCGATCGGTGTGCCCCTCGCCGACCTGGTGAGGTGAGCGGCCGCCCCGCCACGGGGACAGCGAAGGCGGCCGCTCTCATCCCGCTACCGGCATCGGCGCGAGCCAGCAGCGGGGGCATGGCGGGTCAGTGGGGGTGGCGGCGGATGTGGACGTTGCAGTCGGTCGCGCGCGCCCCGTCGCCACTGCGGCGAGCGTCGGAGCGCTGGCCGTCCCAGTAGCGACACCGCGCGCAGCCGGGTACCGGCTCCGGGTCGGGGAGCGGTACGCCCAGGAGCGGCGCGGCCTCCAGCGTCATCAGCGGCTCAGCCATAGCCCGCCACCCTCCCTGATGAGACGGTGCACCTCGACGGAGACAGGGCATTCGGGCCCCTTCCGGCAAAGCCCGCATGCGGGCGCGTGGTCGAACAGGGCTCGATACGCCCGCCGTGCCGTACAGCGCTTGCAGCCGCGGGGGAACCACGAGTAGGTGCCGCCCGGCCGGCGCTTCTTCCGTGGCCCGAGGTCGACCGCCGTGCCGGCCGTGAGCGCGATGCCGTCCCACACACACGTCGCCCCGCGCACCTGCGCCTGGGTGAGGCCGTCCAGGGCGGGCAGCGCCAAGGCGGCGAGCACTCGCTCCCGGACGGTTGCCGTAGGGCTGTCGTTCATACAGACGGGTTGCGTAAGCTCTGCCACGTCGCCGCTCCTCATGATCCTCGCGGTGGCCAGCCCCCGGACCCGGCCAGGTCGCGGGGGGCTTTTGTGACTTGGACCATACTCCTTGCATACCTTGCATGCACTGCATACGGCGCATCCACTTCTCGCGGAGAGCACGCTGTGCTCATAGCGTCACCTGCATGATCGACCCCACGTCCGAGGTGCCCCGCTGGCGGCAGGCGCACGCGATCCTCGCCGACCGCATCCGCGCCGGGGAGTACCCGCCCGGCGAGCGCGTGCCGTCCGTCGTCGCACTCTCGGAAGAGCTGGGCATCTCGATTCCGACCGCGCAGAAAGCGCTCCGGCAGCTGCGCGAGGACGGGCTGACGTACACCGTGCCCGGGTTCGGCTCGTACGCCGCCGACCAGCCGCCCACCGCCTGATCCCCGGGCACGACGAAGCGCCCCCTCCCACCCCGAAGGGCGAGAGGGGGCACTGCGCTGTCAGCGGGCGATGAGGGCGATCGCGCCGGTCGCTGCACCGGCGATACCGGCGAGGACACCGATGGTAGGGAGCGGCCAGCGCGCCCGCTCGAGGATGGTCACCCGCGGCTCGATGTCGCTGGACTTCGGCATGGCCTCCAGAGTGCGAAGCCGGGTCTCGTGATCGGCGACGTCCTTGCCGAGGTCGTTGAGGCCCTGCCCGATGCTGTCGAGTTTGGTCTCCACCCGGGTGACACCATCGCTCAACGCGCGCAGCTCCGAGTACATCTGGGCGCTGGGGATGTGCACGCCCGGGTCGGGGGTTGTCACCGCAGGCTCCCGCCACGCCGCTCCACCATGCGGTTGATCTCCGCTGCGAACTCGGCAGGGTCGCCGAACTGCAACTTCACCCGCAGGGGCACGGTGGCCGGCTGCTCGTACTGCGGCGGCCGCGCCCAGCCCAGCAGCAGCCCGGCCAGCGTCCGCAACGGCTCCCAGCCGAGCCGGTCCGCGGCCTCCTCGAGGACGCGCCACAGCGCGTAGTACCCGGCCGTCAGCGCGGCCGTGACGTACGTGGTGACCAGGCCGTCGTCGAGGTCTAGACCGACCTTCGCGGCCAGGCCCAGGAGGAGACCGGCGACGATCGGGACGACCGTCCGCATCAGGCTCGTGAACAGGTTCATGGGTCAGTCCTTCACTGTGAAGCCGTAGGCCTTGCCCAGGCGGGTGAGTGAGTCCTTGCCGAAGTAGCCGTCCGCGGGCTGGCCGGGCTGGCGGCCGCGGTAGCCGCACCGCTCCTGCCACTCCGACACGGCCGGCCGCGTCAGTGAGCCGAGAGAGCCGTCGACCCACCGCTTCGCGAGTAGGCCTGCCCGGTACAGCGCCTCCTCGACGACCAGGCCCTCCGCCTTGTACGTGGTGCCGCCCTGCGGGAGACCCGGGTCCCGGCGCTGCGCGGCCAGGATGTGCGCGAGGCTGACGACCGGCCGGGTCGGAGCGGCCGGTGCCGGTACGGGCTTCCGCGCCTTCGCCACGATCTCGGGGAACACCGTCTCCCGGAACTGCGCGATGCGGGCCGGGCCCGGGCACGCGGTCCCCGACGTCGACCAGGCCGCGTGCAGCGAGTGGTAGCCGAAGCCGCCGTCCGCCGCGGTCTGACAGATCCGCAGCGGGACGCCGTGCTCCTGGTGCGCCCACACGCCGAGGGCGATCAGCTCGGTGACCTGCTCGTCCGTCCAGGGGTCGGAGGCCTTCGTGTTGCTCGCCGTCTCGATGCTGATGGCGCCCGTCCCGTCCGGACGCCGGTTCGCGGAGGCGTTGGCGTCGGCCCGGGTCGTCGTCGACAGGTACTGCCCGATCGAGCCGTCGAAGTCCAGCCCGAAGTGGCTCTCCAACGAGGTCGAATTTTTCCAATAGGCGTACAGGCGGTGCTCGTCCCACGGCGCGACGATGCTGTGCATGATCAGCTGCGTCGGCCGGATGGCCGGCTGCTCGCTCGACTCCGGCTGAAGCTCCAGCCGGACCGCTCTCGGGTACCAGGCCATCAGCTGTTCGCCTCCCGCTCCTTGTTGGAGGCGGCGACGACCGCCCAGTTCTTCGACTCCCACAGGCTGTCGAGCGCCTTCGTCACCTCCGGGCCGGACAGGGTCTCGGCGAGCTCGTGCGCCAGGTCGTGGAACGGCCGGCTCACCTCTTGGAGCGCCGGGGGCAGGTGGTCGTAGCGGAAGTTCCGCAGCATCGCCGCAGTAGCGGGGTGGATCTGGGTGGCCATGAGCGCCTCCAGGGCATGAGAAACGCCCCGGCCGGACGGCTCGGGGCGTGTGGGCGGGGTGGGGTCAGCCGGTGGCGAAGCTGGTCCCGAACTTGACCGAGTTCGCGCCGATGCTGGACGTCGGGTACAGGGTCGTCAGCAGACACTGGCCGTCCGGCAGCATCCGGACCGAGCCCGCGGTGATCCCGCCCACCTCGTAAAGGGTGTAGGTCTCGGCGGTGGGGCGGCAGTCGGCCGGAAGGGTCATGCAGAGGGTGTCGGTGATGTTTCCGGTCGCACCCGCGGTGATCGTGGAGCCGGCGTACGTGAGCATCACCGCCCACTCGATCATCCCTGCGGCCTTGCGGGCGCTGAAGGCTGACACCGTGAATCCAACGGCGCCGGTCGGGGCCGTCGTCAGCGGCAAGGGCGTGAAGTCGTTCAGACGCTCCGCGGTGATGGTCATGCCGGGCTGCCACAGCGTCACAGCAGGCCCTCCTCTCTACAGGGCGACGACAGCCGGGAACGCGAGCCCCACAGCCGTCCCCGCCGGGTGCGGTTTGATCAGCCCGTTGACCGCACGGACCACAGTGAACCGCTGCGGGCTGGCCAGCCGGAAGTTGTCGTACCGGACGACCGGAGAGACGTTGGTGTTGCTCGTAGCGATGAGCGACCGAACCCCCATCTCGCCGGCCGCCGTCAGATCCCCGTCGGTGACAGCGACCTGCCAGCCGCCCGGGTCCGGGTCGGACGCCCGCCAGGCACGGGCCCGCAGGGTGGAGCCCTGACCCTGGAAACGGATCCGGTAGAACACGCCGGCCGCGTGCGTGAGCGACAGGGTGGCGGTGGCGAGCACGGTTTCCGTGCCGCCCACGCGCTTGCGCAGGGTCAGCACCAGGCCCTGGGCCGGCGTCGCTTCCAGCCTCGCCTGGTACAAGTTGTTGCCATCCGTCGCACGGGCCATCGGCCCACCGGACTGGTGACCGCCCGTCGACAGGGCGCTGGTGGCCATATCGGCCTGGAGGTCGAAGTCCGGGCCCGGCTGGGCCATGGTGCAGCGCCGGGAGACGTTGACGGTGGTCATGGCGTGGGCGCCGACGCCGGAGCCGACCGAGTAGTCCGTCGTGGAGCCGCCTGTGACCGCCCACGCCTGCCCGCTGGTTGCCGCGCCCCAGCCGCTCGCCACGGTCCGCCCGAAGGCGTCGCTCACGGCGTCGGCGATGCCGGTCACGGTCATCACCTCGCCCCCCGCCCGCACATCGAACGGAAACTCGGACGGGTACAAGGCCGACGTCACCCACTCGGGCCCGGCCGTGGTCTGCACCGAAAGCGTCGTATCGGCCGCAGCGACCGCCGCGACGAGCTGACTGCCACTGGTATCCGCCCGCCCCAGCACCGCATCACCCACGACGCCGGCCCGCCACGGCGAGCCCGGTGCGCAAACCAGATCCACCGTCCACGTCCGGACCCCGATCTCCTCGCTCAGGCCCTGCACGATCAGATCCACCGGGCCCGGCGGGAGCCAGTCCGGCAGGTCCGTGAGGCGAATCAGGTCGCCCTCGGCGAGCTCAAGAACCGTGGGGATCAGCTCCGGCGCCCGGTGTAGCCGGATCGACACCACCGGGTAGCGGGCCTCGTCCACGGTGCCGAGGTGGAGCAGCCAGTACGCCATCGGCTCCGTCTGGCTGTCGCTGTGGAGGTTCAGGGTGACGCTGTCGTCGTAGCGGCCCACGCCCAGCGGCGGGTCCGCGACCGACAGCGGCCCGGACGTCAACTCCGCCCGTCCTGAGCTTCCGCCTACGCGCTGGACGGTCCAGTCGTTGCGGAGCTGAGAGTCGTCATCGATCGGTTCCAGCTCGGCCAAGCCCCTCTGCCGATACGACAGCGTGAGCTTGGGCGTCTGGTTGTACAGCGACGACCGCGCCCGGTACTTCAGCCCCAGCCGCTCCCGGTCCTCCACCAGGAGGCCGCCGTCCGCCTGCTCGCACTGCTCCAGCTGCTCGAGCAGCGTCGCCGGACGCTGCGGCCCCATCCGCGCGGTCTCGGCCGGAGCCCCGGCCACCGCGATCGGTAGGCCCTCCTCGATGGAGAGGCGCCGCAGCCGCGCGGCCGCGGTCTCGCCCAGGTACCCGTCGTCCGCCCCGTCCATGATGCGGGTGTCCGTGGCCTGGAAGACGGCGAGGTGACCGATCGTGGTGCCGTCCATCCCGGCCCCGAAGGTGCTGGAGATACGGCGGACATTGCCGACCTGCCCCGCGAAGGACGTGGTGTGGAAGACACCGGTGCTCGAGACGTTCGTCCAGCTGAGGTCGACCTGGACGTTCCCGCCGTTCTGCCGGGCGAAGATCCTGACCCTGTTCTCGCTGCCGAAGAAATTCGGGGTCGTGCCCGCCGTGGAGTTGATGAAGAAGAGCTGTGTCCCCTCCGAGTTGAACGCCTTGACCTGCACGTTGCCCGTCTGGACCTGCACCGTCCACCGGACAGCCGTCCCCGTGGTGTGAACCTCAAAAAAGGTCGCCAAGGTCCCCGGCGCGACCGGGATCCTGTATACCATCTCGACCTGCCACGGGCCCGTGCCCACCGCCGGCGGCGGTACCTCAGCCGACAGCGTCGCCCCGGGCTCCACCACCGGCAGCGGCTCCGACCCCGCGAAGGAATCGTCGCTCGCCATGGCGAAGTTGGTGAGCCGGATCGGCGGCACGCCAGCGATCGGGCTGTACGCCTGAGTTGCCTCGGAGTCATCCTCCATCGGCCAGTACGCCAGCAGCGTCGGATCGGACGGGATACGCCGCCGCAAGGTGCTCTGCAGTACCTTGCGGCCCTGGTTGAGACGGCGCAGGACCCCGGCCGCCTCGCCCTCCACAGTGATCAGCTGACCAGCCCGGTCCCAACGCGCCGGCCAGTCCGAGTACTCGCCCGAGAACAAGATCCTGCGGTTGCTGATCTGCGCCCCGTTGACCAGCGTCCACGTCACCCCAGCACCGTCCACGAAGGACGGCGCGCCGACCGCCTGCGCGGTGAAGTCCACGCTCGCGACGGCCGTCCCACCGATGCCAGACCTGAGCTGAAAGGCATGGATGCTGCCGTCCGGGGGCTCGAGACCGAGGGTGCCCACATCACCCACATGCAGCGGCGCCGACGAGGCGTAGGTGGGCGCGGTGCCGCCGCTCCCCCCGGACGCAAGGCCGAGCTGGGTCCACGGGCCCGCGATCGACGGGGCCGTGTAGTGGGTGTACACACCGGTCGACGCACTCCATGTCGCCCGCAGAGCGATCCGCCCGGACGCGGTAAAGGGGATCGGGCTGGTGGAGCCGTACTGCTGGAAAGTGACGCCGTCCGTACTCCGGCGCACAAGCAGCTCGCCCGACGGCCCGATCAGCATCAGCCATGACCGCTGATCCCCCGTGAGCGAGTACTTGCCGCACAGCTCGACGATCTGCCCGAGGCGCTGCCGCAGTGCGACCTCGATACGGATGTCGATGCTGCCCGCGATGCGCAGCGCCGCGGCGTCCGGGGTGGCGGCTCGGGCCTGCCGCTGCTCCTCGGGAAGCAGCATCCGCGGAGCGCCTGCAGCCACCGACACCCGCATCGGCGTGTTCTTGTTCAGCAACCCGAAGAGTGGGCTCCTCGGGTTGCGCCAGGAGAACAGCCCATCCGGGCTTCGCAGGGTGAGGGTGCAGGACGCCGGGTCGACGCCCTGCACCTCGCCCGTACGGCCGCGGGTGTGGGTGATGATGTCCCGCAGCTGGGCGTACTCGGTGACGTCAACCCATGTGCCGCCGATCTGGAATTCGACTTGGGTGCCGAGCGGGTCCTCGGGGAACGCCATCAGCCCGACCTCCGTCCTGAGAACACCAAGCCGACGTCGCCGCCGCCCTTCTTCTGCACGCCGCGGCGGACGCCTTCCACGAGGAAGTTGTCGATGCCGCGGCCGGAGGAGCGAATCTCGATCACCGTGCGGTCCGCAGCAGCCGCGCGGGCGCGCCTGCTCGCCATGTCCCACGAGCCCGGCGCCGGCGTCTCCACCAAGCTGGCCATCGTGGAGTTGACCGCGGACCGCTGACCCTCCACGCCTCGGATGAGACCTTGCGCGGTGTACTGGCCGATCACCGCCATCACCCGGCTCGGGCTCTTGATGCCGAGGGCCTTCCGCATCGCCGAGGCCAAGCCCTTCGCCATCCGGAGCATGGTGTTCTCGATGGTCTTCTGCTCCTTCCGAAGCCCCTTCACCAGGCCCTGAGCGGCCGCGATCCCGGCCTGGTACATGGCGTTGCCCGCCGTCGTCCCGGCCTGCCCGGCCGCGCCCACCAGGAGCTTCTGCTGCGCGTTGATCTGCTTCACCTGGGACGCGTTGGCGTTCGCCAAGGCGGCAGCCGAGGAGGCGCCGCCCGTGACACCGGCCTGCGCGATCTGCGCGATCAGGTCCGACCTCACGCCCTTCTTCTTCAGCGCCGCAAGGTGCTTCTGGAAGGTCTGGGCGGCGGCCGTGTCCTGACGCAGCCCGGCGAGGATCGTCTCGGCGGTCTGCGGCCATCCGCCGGTGTCCTGCTTGGTGATGTCCGCGTCGCCGAGGATGCCGCCCTTCACGTCCGCCGCGAGCTTCGTCCGCGCCTTGCGTAGGTCCTCCATCTTCTTGGTGGCCGTCTTGAGCTTGGCCGCGACCTTCGCCTCCCGCGATGCGAGCCAGTCCAGCCAGCCCGCATCGCGGTTGATCTTCTTGAGGGCGGCAGTACGGCGCTTGCCGGTCAGGCTGTCGCGCACGATGTCGACGAGCTTGTACGACGCGGCCCGGACCTGCTTCGAGCTGCCGGTGAGGCCGTCGATCAAGCCGCGGGCGATCCATCTGCCTTGGGCCGTGGTGACCTTCGAGGGGCTGGCGATGCCGAGGGCTTTCGCGATCGGGCCGGGGATGACGTCCTTCGCCCAGCCGATGATCTTGTCTCGGATCCAGCCGCCCATGCCCGAGATGCCCGACCATAGGCCCTGGACGACGTTCTTCCCCTTCTGGGTGAGCAGCCCGGACAGAGAGCCGATCCCCGCCGAGATCCTCGACGGCAGACCCGCCACCCACGTCACCAGACCGAGGGCCCGCCGTACGGAGGCGTCCCGGAACGACGTCCAGGCCGCGGACGCCCGCGCGGTGACCGACGCGGCCAGCCCGGAGAGCGCACTGCTCGCCCGCCCCGGGAGCCCCTGCACCCACGTGATGAACGAGTTGCCCGTACGGCTCACAGGGCCGCTGATGTACTTCGACCACAGACCGGAGAACCAGCCCCCGATCGAGGTACCGAGGCTTCCCAGCCCTGACCCGGCCGCCGTCACCAGCTCCCAGACGAACCCGCCCATCAGCGTGATCGCCGTCGCGCTGAGCCCCACAGCAACGAGCGCCGGCAGGGCCGCCAGAGCCATCAGAATGGCGCCCGCGATCGCGGCGATCTTCAGGACCTGCATGGGGTTGGCCATCACCCACTCGGCGACCGCCTGGCCCGCCCCCATCAGCCCTTCGATCATGCGCGGGGCGAGTTCCTTGACCTTCTCGAACAGCTTCTGCCCGAGCAACGGCACGAACGCCACGATCCGTTCGGCGCCCTGCGCGCCGCCCTTGCCCGCGTCGTCCCAGATACCGCCCAGCGCCGCCTTGGCGGTTTCGAGGCCCGGGATCACGCTGCCACCGAGGAAGTCGACGACGCCCTGCTGCAGCCCGCGCTTGAACGCTTCGACCTTCGTGCCGGTGTTGTCCCGCAGGCTGTTGCCCATCTCGTCCGCGGCGCCCTTGGTGTTGCCCATCGCCTTCTGGGCCTCGTGCAGATTGAGCTTGAAGAAGGCGGCACCCAGGTCCTCACCCGGGCCGCCGAAGAGTTCCTGAATCGCGACCTTTGCGACATCGGATTCCGGGCCCAGTTCCACGATCGCGTCGTGGATTTTGGCCATGGCCTCTTCGCCGCGCTTACCGCCAGCCGACAGGTCCGCGATCATTTCGTCGGCGTTCAGGCCGACGGACTGCAGCGCCTCCACCTGCGCCTTGCCACCCGACGTGACTCGGAGCTCCAGCTCCTTGAAAGCATCCGCGATCTTGTCGGTGTCCTTCCAGCCCGCCTGGATCGCCTGCCGCATCAGACCGAATGCAGTGCGCCCGGAGAGGCCCGACTTCTGGAATTGCACGCCGTACTCGGTGATGGTCTCCAGCAGGTCTTCACCTGCCGGGCCCATGCCGGTCATACCCTTCGTGATCATGTCGAAGGCCTCGGTCGAGTTCTTCGCCAGACCGGTCTTCACCGCGATCCCGGCCGCCTGCGCGGCCATCCCGACGTCGACTTCCATGGTGTTCGCGAGGTCGGCGGCGTGCGTCGCGATGGACTTGATCTGCGCGTTGGTGGCGTCCGGTGGGATCAGTCCCGACCCGGCGACGGCCTTCATCGTGTCCGCGCCGTCCTGGAACGTGTCCACCACGGCGCTCGTGTACAGCTGACCGGCGATCTTCCCGTACCGCTGCGCCACCGGCCCGGTCAGCCCCAGCTGCGCACCCAGCCGACCTGTGATCCGGGACTGGTCCATCGCGTCGGAGAAGGCGGTCATCAGCAACATGCCTGCAGCCGCGCCCGCCGCCATGGCAGCGCCGCCCGCCACCTGCTTCAGCCGTTCCATCCGGGTGCCGGCCTGGTCGACCGCCCGGTCCGCACCCTCAGCGGTGCCGTCGGCGAGGCCGTCACCGAGCGCCTGGCCCGCCTGCTGGCCACCACGACGCGCCGCGCCCTCGGCTTCCGCCGCCGCCGCGGTCACCGCGTCGACCAACTCGCCGCGCATGGTGCGCCACTGGCCGTCAGCGCCGCGCACCAGGCCCTGCCCGAGCTGGCGGCCCGCGTCCTCGCCCGCGTCCTCGGCGCCCTCGGAGACTGCCTCCCCGGCCGCCTGGCCCGCCCGGACGAACTGACCGCGGCTGTTTCGCAGCCGCCCGTCCGCGCCGCGCACGATGCCCTCGCCCAGCGCCTCGCCTGCCTGCTGGCCCGCGTCCCCGGCGTCGTCGCCCACCTGCTGACCGGTCTGCCGCATGGCGTTCTCGACACGGCGCAGGGCAGGCTCGACAGCACGGTCGTCCACGGACAGGACGGCGTTGAGCTCGCCGACGGTGAGGGCCACGACGACTCACCTCCTTCGGGGTTTGCGGTTCTTGGGGTCCTCAGGAGGTGGTGCGAAGTGCCTGTACAGGCGGGATTCGCAGCTGAGCAGGCCGAGAATGCGGACCTGGAGCCACCGCCAGGTCCGCTCACGGAGGACGCCGGATGAGGCGTCGATGCCGTACTCGGAGTGGAGGTCGGCTTCGATCAGCGACCACTGCTCCAGCAGCCGATCCCAGGTCAGGTTTGAGAGCGACCCTGACCGCGCCCGCGACGGCGTCGGGAGCCCGCCTTCGTACCACTCGAAGAGCTGGGTGACCGGGTCGTACTCGCCCCGGCCGACCCCGAGGTGGCGTGCTTCGCCTGCGCTCGCCGGGCCTCCCGATTCGGCGCTTTTCCCCCCGGCTGCTGGCCTGTCTTCCAGAACTCCTCAGCCGTCTCCTTGTCGGAGATCACCCAGAACATGCTGGTCAAGGCCACGTGTTTGAAGCGGGACCAGCCCACGCCGTCCGCCAGCATCTCGTCGTACGCCGCCCCGAGGCACATGCGGTACAGGTCCCGCTCCTCCTCGTCGTCCAGGACCTCGACGGTCGGGCGCTTCTCCCCGGCGGCGAGGCGGGCCGCCAGGGTGGTGATCCGCTCGATGCGGATGCCGTCCTCCGCGGACGGGTCCTCGATCCGGTACACCCGGAGCTCCCCGTCCTTCCCCTTCACGGGGAGTTCGAGGAAGTCGTCGAGGAACTGGTCGAGGGCCTCGAAGGGCTCGCCCGCCATCACGGCGCCAGCGGGTTCGTGATCGGCGTGAGCGGACCGTCACCGGTGAAGGTGATCTCCGTCTGGCCGAGCGCCGTGTACTCGCCGCCCGCCGGCTGCCAGTTCGGGATCGCCTTGCCCATGTAGGCCTCGGGCATCCCGTTCCGGTTCATGTACCTCAAGTGGATCTTGTTCGCGTCGCCGTACTCGAAGTGCGCGAGCCGGATCGCCTCGTGTACCGGCGAGTAAACCTTGACCGCCTTGTTGGCCTTCCGGCGGATCGTGACGGACAACTCCCAGCTCTGGCCCGTCTTCTCGTTCCCGGCCCAGCCGTCGCCGTCGTAGTCGCTCGAGTCTTCGATGTTCGGCTCGCTGGCGGGCTGGAACTCGCGGACGCCGGGGCAGAGCTGCCAGTCCGGGGCCTCCTCGGTACCCATGTTGATCTCGAGCCGCCACTCACGAGCAAGCTCGTTCCCCTCGGTGGGAGTGGACATCAGGTCCTCCTCAGTCGTTCAGGTTGGAGCCGGACCGGACCGTCCGGACGTAGTAGTTCGCGACCAGTTCCATGCGGCCGCGGGAGTCCTGGCCGATCCAGGCCTGCGAGTTGCGCCAGGAGATCTCCACCCACACACCCCGGACGTCCCAGGAGCAGCGGTTGTGGAGCACGGTGAAGACGTTGTTGGCGAGCTGGACGACGTCGAGCGCGTTGGTGCCCGCCCGCATGCGCGCCTGAATGCCGGTCACGGAGTCCGTGGAGTCGTCGTCCGCGACCGGGTACGGGGTCAGCCCGAGCACCCGGTCCGGACTGTCCGGCACCCGTCCGAGGACGATCCCCACCCCGTCCGCCGGCAGGGCCCCGGACGGGTCGTACGTGCCGACGCCCTCCGCGGCGAGCAGCTCGGCGACACCGACCAGGAGGTCGACATCGTGCGTGCCGCCGCTCACCGCAGGGCCCGCCTGATCTGGGCGGCGATGATCGCGTCGACCTGCGCGCGCTCCTCGTTAAGGCTGTTCTCCAAGAACTTCGCCTGGCGGCCGGGCGCGTGCCGGTAGTCCAGGCGCTCATGCTGAGGCACGGCATACGGCGTGTCGTAGCTGACCATCGCGGTCAGGGTGGCCTCGTCCACGCTCGCCATGCCGGACCGTTGGAGCGCGGCCTCGTCGAGCGGAACACGGTCGTCGCTCACGCCGAGGACGTGCTCAGCGCCGAGGAGCAGGCCTCGGGCCGCAGCGGCCCGCAGCTCGCGTGCTACCGGGGCCCCGTTGAACCGCACCCGCACCTGAGCCATGGCCGATCACCTCATTCGAGCTGGATTTCCAGGTGGTTGGGGGTGCCGAGCCGCTTGCCGTCGCGGCGTTTGGCCTGGATGACCGTCGTGGTCCGGCCGCCGGGGAGCGTGACCCGGGACAGCGGCGGGGCTGTCGTGGCCAGGTCGGCGTACGCGGTCGACGTCGACGTGACCTGCTCTCCGCCCGGCGTCCGGACGGCCCGCGTCTGCTCATCGAGGAGGCAGGGCACCGGGGTGGCCGTCCCGTAGAGGGGGCCGGTGCTGGACTCGCCGGCGTACGGCTCCACCGTGATCTCGTGGATCAGGTATCGGCGGGGGATGCGGGCCATCAGGAGCCGCCCGAGGAGGCGAGCCAGCGCAGCTTGTCCGCAGGGACGTTCTGGATCGCGCGGACGAGCTTCGGTGCGTAGTAGTCCGGGCTGGACCGGTTGTCGCCAGCGCCGAACTGCAGGTTGACGCTGCCGATGGTGACGCCCTGGAGCGGGCCCGCGATGTCCGTCTCCTCGCCGACCTCACCCCAGAACTCGACCTGCGCGCACACCGCTTCGGCGAACGCGGCCTGGACGACCGGGTCGGTCGGCATGCCGTCCGTGTCGGTGTCGTAGAGCGCCGCCTTCAGGAAGTCGCTGTCCAGCAGCTCCGTCGCGCGCTCCAGCAGCTTCACCGAGTCCAGCGGCGGCGCCGCATGCAGGAACACGGCGAGCTCGGTGGTCGTCGCGTATGAGCGGACATCCGCCATCGTCGCGGGCGCTGGCGCGACGGCGACCGTCTCGGTCTCTACCGACGCGCCCGTGCCCACCACCGTCCACCGCAGCAGCCAGATCCCGGCCAGCGTGTAGACGACCGGAGCCGTCCACACCGCCCCGCCCTCGGTGGCCGTCACCACCGGTGTGTCCGTCGTGCCGTCCGGCCGGGTCACCAGCAGGACCGCTGTCGTCGTCTCGTCGGCCGGCTCGATCGCCAGCCGTGCGGTGACGAGGTCCCCTACGTCGGGCACGGTCAGCCTCCTCCGGTCGATGAGGCCGCCAGGTGGGGCCCGCTGCTGCTGGTGGTCAGGGTCGGGCCGCTCGTGCTCGGGGTGAGCACCGGCCCGCTGGTGGTGGCGTCCAGGCGGTCAGCCGGACGCTGCCGGCGACCGACGAGCGGCCGGGCCTCGTCCCGTTCGGCCGCCCAGGTGAGCCGGACTGCCGGACCGACCAGGGCCCGGGCGGTCTCCCCGGCCCAGCCGAGCCTGCTGGCCTTCGTCCCGGCGAGCGGCCGGGCTGTCTCCACCCCGGCGGCCAGGGCCAGAGGCCGGACCTTCCGCTGGCCAAGCACCCGGGCTTCGGCGCGGTCGGCCGCGCGCCCCAGCTGGAGCAGAGCCTGCGTGCCGAGGTGCAGCGTTTCGGTCAACTCCACGGCTGCGCCCAGGCTGAAGCGCTTCCCGGTGCCAAGTGGCCGCGCGGTACTGGCCTCCTCTACGGCGGCGAGCGCCCTGGGAATGAGGAGACGCTGTGCCGTGGTGGACTCGGCAGCCGGGGTGAGCGGTGCCCGCTTCCTGCCAGCGAGCGGCCGGGCGGTCCCGGTCTCACCCGCGGTGCCGGGCCGTTGTGTCTTGCGGCCCGTGACCGACTGCGCAGCCTCGCTCTCCACCGCCGCGGCGAGCGTCTGCGTCTTGCGGCCGGTCACGGGCCGGGCCGTGCCGGTCTCCCGCGCCCGGTCGAGCGCGGTGACCGACCCGGCGGCCAGAGTGGACGCATCCGACGTCTCGGTGGCGGTGGGCAGCGCCCGGGCGCCCGCCCGGCCGAAGAGGAGAGCCGTGCTCGTCTCCTCGGCCGGGTCGAGCGCCTGGTAGAGGCCGCCGGTCAGCGGCCCCGCAGCGGACGTGTCGGCCGCCCAGCCGAGCGTCCGCCGCTTGGCCCGGCCGAGTGGCCGAGCCTCACCCACCTCACCCGCCGTGCTCTGCACGGTGGCTTTCGCTCGCCCGAGGTTCCGGGCGGTGTTGGTCTCGTCGGCCGGGAGCAGGCCGGCCACGATGTCGAGTGGCCGCGCGACCTCCATCTCGACGGCCGTGCCGAGCTGCTGCCGCTTGGCCCCGGCGAGCGGCCGGACCGTGCTGGCCTCCGCACTGATTCGCAGCCGTACCGACGGCAGCAGACCCACCGCCGAAGACGCCTCGACAGCCAGGCCCAGGCCGAGCCGCTTCGCCGCGCCGACGGGCCGCGCCGTCTCCAGCCCGGCCGCGGTACCGAGCGGCGCTGCGGCCCGTGTGCCGATCGGCTGCGCGGTGTCCGTCTCCTGCCCGGCGACGATCGCGGCCCGCTTGCGGCGGCCCACGGCCAGGGCCGTGCCGGTCTCGACCGGGGGCCCGAGCGGGTGCCGCTTCGCACCGGCGAGGGGTCGGCCGCTGCTGGTCTCTGCGGCCACCGGCAGTGCCCGGGCCCGTACGCGGCCGGGAGCCCGCGCGGCCGCAGTCTCACCCGCGGTACCGAGCAGCAGCGCCCGCCGGCCGGTCAAGGCCTGCGCGGTGGCAGCCTCCACGGCGGTACCGAGCGCCAGCACCTTCCGGCCGGCCAGCGCCTGAGCGCTACCGGTCTCGGCGGCCGGGACGAGCGCCTCCTCCTGGCCGCCACCGCCGCCCGGGGTGACGTTGAAGGAGTCGTACTCGGCGTAGTTGTCGTCCCCGTCGGACCGGTGGGCGATCAGCTGCACCTGGAGGTCGACGTCAGCTACCCAGGCCGGTGAGTCCGCCGTGCGCTGCACCGTCCAGGTGAGGCCGTCGGGCGACGTCTCCCAGTAGAGGCTGCCTGCCTCCTCCCGAATGCGCAGCCAGGCGTGGGCGACCGGGTCGTACGGGATCGCGGCGTAGCCGGGGTCGGTGTAGCCGACGCGGACGGCCATCGCCAGCGCGTCAGCGACCGCGTTGTACTCGATGGTCACGTCGGTGCCAGGCGTAGCGGTTGTGATCAGGACCTGAGACCAGGCCTCGGTCGTGGCGCTGGCAAGGGCCGCGGGGATCATATGGAGGGCGATCTGAGTCCCGGCCAGCCTGTAGGCCGGCGCACTCGCGTAGGCGCTGTAGAAGGCGTTGCAGGGGACGCGGGCCTTCCCGCCCACCTCTGTGACGTCGCCGTAGCTGTCCGGCCACTTGGCGGGGTCCACCATGCCGTCGCCGAAGTCGTCGACGAGCGTGCCGAACGGTGTCCCGGGCAGGACAGGGGCGATCGGCTGTGCGGCGGTCGTCTCGACTGCGGTGCCGAGCGGCATCGTCTTGGCGCGGCTGAGGGGCTGCGCTGTGTCCGTCTCGGAGGCTGTGCCCAGTGCCTGCGCGGTCGCGGGCACGTACTCCACCAGCGCCCACAGGGTGCCCACCCTGCGCACGGTCGTCTGGGAGACGTTGCCGCGGTAGCCGATCTGCAGACTCTCCAGCGCGGCTGGCGTCCAGGCCGTCCCGGTCTGGGGGTTGGCGTATGCGGTCAGGAAGTAGGGGCGCGGGCTGACACCTGAGTGCACCGCCCACATCGTGGACGCGACCGACACCGACCCGGACTCGATGACCGTGCCACCGCTCTGACCCTTCAGCCGGTAGACGATGCTCGCCGCGGTGGCCGCGTTCGACGCGACCCGGCCGCCGACCTGCACCAGCGTGACCGCGTCACCCGAGCCGATCCCGGCCGCCGCCGGGCTCTCGACGTTGAAGTCGTCGATGGTGGTCGTACTGGCCACGGCGGTCTGGTTGTAGGAGACCGCATCGTTCGGCGGCCGCTCCGCCACCCGGGTCCAGTTGCCCGCCGCGCCGGCCGTACCGCCGACCGCGGTCTCCCACAGGTTGTTGTCCCCGGCCGCGTCGGGCCGTAGGTGCACCACCGAGCCGGGCCCGGGCAAGCCGTTCTGGGCCGTGCCGGTGGTGTCGTTGATGGCGACGTCGTCGATGTAGATGTCGGTCGTGGTGGCGAGCTGCACGCCCATGCGTACGCGGCTGAACCCGTTGATGTTGGAGCACAGCGTGTCGGCGAACAGAGTGCCGTTCAGGTAACCCTTGAAGGCCGCTGTCCCGGGGGTGAGGGCCCCGGCGAAATCCGCATAGTCCAGCTCGACCCGATACCAGCGGCCCAGGGTGAGCACCGGGGAGGTGCCCGCGAGGGTGGTCTCAACCAGGCCGTCCCGCAGCACGAGCGTCCCGTCAGGCTGGAGTCGCAGCAGCCCCGGGAAGTAGCCGCCCTGCCCGATGCCGTAGATGTTGGTATTGCTGGTCGGGTAGGCGTCCACCCGCAGGTACAGGCGGTGCATGGTCCGCATGACCACGCCCGTGGTGAGCTGATGCTCAACGAACGCCGTCGCGGCGGTGGGGTTGCAGCGCAGGGAGGCCGTGCCCGCGCGGCGCACGGTGGTGGAGATGGACGGCGCACCGGTGACGATCGGGCCCGAGTTGACGCCGGTCTCGGCGCTCGTGCTCTGGAGCTCGAAGCCGCACGTCCACAACCGCGCCATCGTCCACCCCCGTGTGTCAGGCCGTCGAGCTGGAGCGCGCGAAGTCCGAGATGGTCAGCGTGAAGTCGCTGCCGTCCGGGCTCATCGTCACGTCGTGCTTCGTCAGCGGGATCACGGCCGCGTCGCTCGGCGCCGTCGTGTCAGGCACGTAGCCGATGACCACCGCGCCGATCGCGTTGCCGGTGGCGGCGGTCCAGGTGACGTCGGCCGCGTCCAGGTTCACGCGGTCGTTGGCGTCGTCGACCGTCGCCGTGACGCCCGTGAGCGTCTTGCGGCCCATGGTCGTCTGCTCGTTGGACGCCCCCGCGAGGAGCGACCCGAGGTCGTCGTAGTCCCGCATCGTGGCGTCGTCCACAAGGCCGGCGGCCTCCAGCGGCACCATGACCAGAGCGTCGTTCGTAGCGGGCAGCGAGGCGTAGTGCGCCAGCCTGCCCAGGGCGGTGTTGAAGACCAGGTTGGCCATCGTGAGTCCTCCAGGGCATGCGGAAGGGGGCCCACGCAGGGCCCCCTCACCGCAGGTTGGTCGGCTACGTGCTCGAGCCGATGATGTGGATGTCGTACGTCACGCTTGTGCCCGCACCCGAGTTGGCGACCTTCAGCAGGTCGCCCGTCGACGCGGTCACTGCGTACCCGATCGCGTCCGCCGCCCCCGTACCGACCGCGAGGAACGCGCCCGGCCTCAGCGTCAGCGTGTGCGTCGCCCCGAGCAGCGTCGCCCACGGGGTCGCTGCTGCGGCCCCGACGACGACGTTGTTGGAGTTCCCGGCCGCCGCCGCAATCACCAGGCCCTTGACCCGGGCGAACGTGATCGTGGCACCGAACGCATCGAGCAGCACCCCGGCCAGGTCGAGGTCCTCGGACGCCGACGCGGCCAGCGTCCGCCGGTCGCTGAAGATCCTGTCAGCCTTGCCCGCGCCCGTACCCGAAGCCAGCGACATCGACCGAGAGAGGGACTGCGCCGCCTTGCCCGTGCCGAGGTCGAGAGCCGAGGTCAGTTCACCGAACGCGCTGACCGCCAGCATCGCTCCTGAGAGAGGCATGTCCGATCCCCTCTCAGGTCGCGATGACGAGCGGCACAGCCCGCTTGAACGCGGGCGTGGCGATCGTCGCCGGGGCCGTGGCGGTAATGCTGGAGCCGGACGTCTGCGCGAGGTTGCCCTCGCCCGTCAGGACCGGCTTCGCGCCGACCGTACCGACCAGCGTCGGCACCGTGGATGCGGCCACCGCGAGCGCCGCGTAGTAGATCCCCGACTTGGTGATCCGCACCGGCGACGCCAGCGCGAAGACCTTCGCCGTGTCGGCCGCCCACGCCTCCGACGTCTTGTCCGCGGACTGCGCCAGCAGCGCGCCCGCGCCCGAGTACAGAGCGGCGATCTGGTTCGTCAGCGTGCCGCCAGCGGTGGCCCCGCTGATGAAGGTCAGGTTGCTGATGGTGTCGCCGTCCTGGAGGTACAGGGCGACGGAGCACAGCACGCCGGAGGCGGCCGCGGCGACGTCGTCCAGACCCACGCGCGGCAGGTTCGCCCGGTGGAAGACGACTTCCGGGTCCGGGCGGCCGGCACTGTTCAGCCAGGCCAGATCGTTGCGGGGATTCCCCTTGAATGCACCGAGGAGCGTCACTGCCCGGCACCTCCCGTCTGGTTGTCCCCGGCCGGAGCCGCGGGTGTCTTCGCAGCGAGGATCTCCTCGCGCTTGCTGGTGATGCCGACGCGCGGCTTCTTCGTGGCGGCCTCGACGTCCAGGACGCGGGCCGCCTCGTCGAGGTCGGCCTTGTCCAGGTAGGTCAGGACGTCCTCGACACCGTGCTTGGCCGGGTCGAAGGGGCCGTCGTTGACCGGCGTGCGCTGCGGCGGGGTGCCGGTCGCCAGCTCCTGGACGGCCTCCTCCTCGGTCTTCTCGTCGGTCGGGGCGACGCCGTAGCCGTGCCGCCGGAAGTACTCCAGCGCGGCACGGCCCTCCTTCGAGCTGTCGTCGGTGTAGCCGGTGCCCTTGTGGAAGTGCACGCCTACGGACTCACCCGTGAAGGAGCGCACCGGAGCCTCGATCTTGTACTTGGTCGCCACGCTGATCACCTGACCTTGACGTTGCGGATGACGCCGCAGCTCTTGGTGTTGCGGAGGACCGCGGCGACCGGGCCCATCTCGACCTCGCCGGACTTGACCGCGCCGGGCTGGGTGAAGTCGGGCAGGAACGTCTCGAGCAGCGGGGTGCCGGCCATCGCGGCGCCGTGGAAGGCGTCCAGACCCAGCGACACGGCGTAGATGTCGGTGAGGCCCGTGATGGTGCCGCCTCCGCCTACGCCGTCGGTGTCCGCCGACCGGATCGGGACGATCGGGCCGGCCACGTCGTCCCGGTCGCCCAGGTCGATCAGGACCCACTTGCCGTACCGCTCGATCTCCTCGCCGAAGCTGTCCCGCTCGGAGGTGAACTGGTTCGCGCGGCGAGCCAGGGACTTCAGCCGGGAGATCGACTTCGTGTTGCCGAGGATCGCCTTGACGCCGGCCGGGACCGAGCCGTCCGCGTTGGTGTCGCCGGAGCCCGTCTGCGAGCCGACGATGCGCGACAGGAAGTCGTCGAAGACCTCGAAGGCGGTCATCGCCTTGGCCTCGGTGTCGATGGTCGCCGGGGACCAGTCGAGGTAACCGGTGGCCACGCCCTCGGTGAGGGGCAGGTACTCGGTGCTCTGACCGACGAGGGCCTTGTCGAGGCCGTCGAAGCCCGCGTCGTCGACGGCGGTGTCACCGAGGATCAGCTCCTGCTGGAACCGGGTGCGCACCGAGGTGAGCTTCTGGCTCATCTGGAACATGATCTCGTTGGTCGCCGCCGGACCGAGCCGCGCCAGCTTGCGGTCCACGGTGAAGCTGCCGCCCAGCGGGTGGAGCTCCACGGTCTTCCGCTCCCGGGACGCCTGAGAGGGCACGTACTCCTCGTTGAAGCGCCGGAACGAGGCCTTTGACGGGGCGAGGAGCCGGGTGTAGCCGTAGGTGAGGGAGCCGCCGCCCGTGCCCGGGGTGACGGTGTCGTCCCAGACGAAGTTGTTCAGCAGCCACGAGTTGCGGCGGAGGTTGTCGATGACGGCGTAGTCGATGTCCGCCGCCGTGTTGAGCTGCGCCTGAGCGAGCGTCACGGGCATGGGTTACTCCCTGGTGGTCAGGTCTGGTAGTGGTTCGCGATCGCCCCGGAGAGCGATCCGTTGCGCTTCGCGGCGCGCTCGCCGGTCCCGCCGGAGAGGTCGGCGCCGGACCGGCCGGCACCCTGCGCGGCGTACTCGGGGTGCGCCTCCAGTTCGGCCTTGATGGCGTCGTCGAGGTTCGCGCCGAACGTCTTCGCCGACGGGTCGAGGTCCTTGATCCGGTCGCGGAAGCTGAGCGAGTTGAGGAGTGAGCCGGGCTTCGCGCTGTGCTTGTCGGCTCGGTCGCGGACCGCGTCCTTGACCGCCAGCTCTCGGATCTGGGCGTCGCGCTTCTCGATCTCGGCTGCCGCCTCCTGAGCGGCGGCCGTGCGGCCTGCCTTCTCCGCCGCGGCGACAGCCTTTTCCTGCTCGCTCATGTTCGCGGCCTTGAGCTTTTCCAGCTCTTCGGCCGCCTTGGCGTTGGCCTTGGCGCGCTTCTCCCAGTCGCGAGCGTGCGACTTCCAGTCGGTGCTGTCGCCCGCACCGGATCCGGACTGTCCGGACTCCTTCCCGGACTGCTGTCCGCCCTGGCCAGCCGTGCTGCTGCCGCCCTCGGAGCTGTCCTGTCCGCTCTGCCCGGACTCGCCACCCTCACCGGCCCCGGGCTGTCCGCCGGACGCGGATCCGCCGCCGTCCCCTTCGCCGCCATCCGCGTAGAGGACCGGCGAGAAAGGGGCGTGGCCGTAGGGGTGTGCCCAACCGGTTCCGGCGAGGCGGGGAAGCGTCTTCTTGGGCATGGTGTTCTTCTCCCGTTTCGGGTTGCCCGGCCTGCCGTGCGGCGGCCGGAAGTCTGTATCCGCTGCGGCGGTGAACGAGGGGCGATACCTTCGCGGGATGGCCAGCCACAGAGAGCGCGCCCCGGGCGCCTGCCGCCGTTGCAAGGGACCGATGGTCCGTGACGTCACCGAGATACCGGTCTGGGGAGCGTCGATCCCCCCGAGAAAGAGCGACCCGTTCTGTCCGTCGTGCACCGTGTCCCAGCTGCAGGACTGGGACCGAGAGCACAGTCAGGCGCCTGAGTAGTAGTCAGCGGGCGCCCGTGAGCTGTTCGCGGTGGCTCTTGCGGGGCAGTCCGGTCTCCGCGACCAGCTCACGGATCCGCCCCTGGTAGGCGCGCACCTTCGCGTTCGCCGCTTTCCGCTGGTCGTCGTCGATCGCGGCCGCTGCCCGTCGCTTCCACGCCCGCACCTGCCGCTCGAGGTAGCGCTGTTGCTGCGACTGCTCGTACGTCGCCCGCGTCCTGTCCTTCTTCGGACCAGCGGGCCGGGTCAGCCCCGGCAGGTAGATCGACACCGAGTGGCGGCAGTTCGGGTGCATCAGCCCTGCGGCGCGCGCCTCCGGCAGCGACCCGGCCACCTTCACGGTGACCATGCGCTCGTCCTCGGTGGCGTGCTCGACCTCGACGGTGCCCTCGCCGGACGCCCCGTCACGCCGCAGGACCTTGCCCTCCCAGCGCTTGCACCGATCGCACTCCTCCGGGGCGTCCGACACGACCACCAGCTCAATCCCCGCAGCAGCCAGCCGGTCCGTGTGCGCCTCCACCGCCGCGCGCCCGACGGCGGACCGGGTGGCCATCTCCACGTACGACGCCATGTTCCAAGAGCGTCCGGCCCGGTCCACGAACCCCGTGACGCCCTTGTCGGCGAACTGCTGGAGTGCCCGGCCCGCAGCCTGCCGGCGGGTCTGCGCCCCGAGCAACGGTGCGGACGATGCTTCGGCGATCACCTGCCGGTACACGTCCATTCCGGCCCGGAGGATCCGCAGATGAACTGGGCCGGTCTCCCGTACCAGCGCCGCAGCGAGCCGATCCACGGCCGGTGCTGAGGGCAGAGCCTCCGCGGCCGCTAGCGCGGGCCCGGTGGCGACCGCCCCGAGTTCAATGATTGCGGCCTGCTGCCCCCGCTCGTACGCCTCAGCGACGGCCTGGTGCATCGCCCCGGCGGCGTCGGCCTGGAGGACGGCGATGATCTCCTCGATCGCCGTCTGAAGGTTGCCGAGCGCGGCCAGCTTCAGCTCAGCCCACCGTGGCGAATCGAGGCCTTCGGCCAGTGCCTTCGTGACCTTCTCCACTAGCGCGAGCTCCGCCTGTTCGTAGAGCTTGGCGACGGCGGCCGCCAGGTCCTCCGCCATGTCGGGACTGACCGCCATGCCGCACCCCCGCTACTCCGCCGCGGCCTCGCTGCCGGACTCCTCCCCGTCGCCCGGCTCTTGCTCACCGAACGCCGGCCGGTCTGCCCCGAGCAGCAGCGGGTCCTCGACCAGGCGCCCGGACTGTTTCAGGATCCGGTCGACCTCGGCGCGCTGGTCTCGCTGTCCCCAGTCCGGATGCAGCAGCGCGACCATCGTCTCGACGGACGCAGCTTCGGCCTGGCGCATGAGGGCAGCGGTCTCGGCGAGGGTCTTGATGTCCTCCTGGACGGAGTCCTGGAAGACGACCTCGGGCCGCTCGACCTCGACGCCCTTGATGCCCGGGAACATGCCGGAGGCCTCGAGCATGAGGATCGTCTCGGCGCTGCCGGCGATCCCGACCGCGGCCGCTTCAGACTTCCGCAGCCGGGTCGACATCGACCGTGCGGTGCGGGCCTTGATCTCCGTCGCGGTGACGGCCGGCCCCGCACTGTCGTCCCCGAAGGTGTTCCCGGAGTACCCGGCGTTCCGGATGACCTTCTGGATCAGGTCTCCGGCGGACGACAGGTGTTCCTGCCAGCGGATCACGAACTGGTTCAGGGTGATCTGCTGATCGGAGGTGGGCGGCACGTTCATGGGTGCGTAGACCTCACGGTCCTCCCACACCGCCCCCGCCCCGGGCCCCTGGTTGAGCAGGTAGCCCTGGGGCACGATGATGCGGGACCGCGCGAGCCGGATGTCCCGCATCAGGCTCGTGTAGATCTCGTCGATCGACGACAGGAAGCCCTCCGCGCCTTGGTAGTCGGAGGCACCGAGGCCGGCCGCACTGGGGAGGTCCCGCCAGTCCGGTGCGGTCATGGTGTTCGGGATGTACTCCGCGGCGAGCTTCCGGCCGATGGGCAGCTGCCGGAAGGGCAGAAGCTTCGCAGTCTGCGGGAAAGCCTTCAGGTCGATCTGCTTGCCAAGGATCTGGTCGGTGCCCTCGTACACGCCGTGCATGATCACGCCGGACTCGTGCCGCTCGAGGTGCCGGATGATGCGCTGGCCGTCGACCGCGAGGACCGTCCAGAAGGTGACGGCGCGCAGCTTGTCGCCGTACGCGAACTCCGGGCAAGCGCCGTCGGCGTCGACCTTGGAGATCCAAGGGCGGTCGCTGATCTCGTCGTCCCACACGACGCGCAGGTAGGCGCCTCCGAGGGCGGCGCTGGTCTCGCCCGCGCCGATCAGGGTCCGCTTCATCCCGGCGTCCATCAGGGACTCGAGGCGGGCCTGCGTGGCCTTGTTGCTGGCCTTGAGGACGGGGGGCTCGGAGTACAGCAGGTCCGCGGACGTGCGGGCGATGTCCTTGGCGAGCGGCATGTGGAGGCTGGCGCGCTTCTCGCCGAGGGGAGTGGGCTCGCCCCAGAACCAGCGGGCGATCGTCCCCACGAGACCGCCGCGGTAGGTGGACGGCCGGTTGGCCGGCGCGCCGAAGCGAGAACTGTCGCGGTGCCGGTTGCGGTACCGGTAGGCGAGCCGGTCCGGGTTCGCACTGAACCAGGCAGCCCAGTCCTCCATGTCGGAGCGGATCGCCGGGTCGATGGGCGGCCACGGCAGGTTCTTCTCCTCAGGGAGCGGCACCGTCCACCCCCTTCCCGCGCACGGTACGCCAGTACGTCCAGGCCCAAGCACGCCACGTGAGTCGAACCTTGACGCGGGCCACCAGGGCGCCGTCGCGTACCGAACTGCTGGAGAGGATGGCGCGGACGCCGGTCCAGCGTGGGAAGCCGGGCACGGGCCCGAGACGGACCGTCACGCTGCCACCTCCAGGTTCGCGCGGACTAGGTGCCGCCACTCGTGCGCTGTGCTGTGTAGGGCGTAGCGGAGGCTGTCGACCGAGTGGTCATCCACCTTGAGCGGCTTGTCCTCGCCCGCCGCCGCAGCCTTTTCATCCCAGGCGTACGACGGGAGCTCGGTCAGCAGGCCGGTGCAGGAGCGGTGGACGTACAGCAGGTCGGAGCCGAGCGCGACGCTCACCGAGCGGATGCCGTCCTTGACCTCGTTGTCGGCCTTCGCGACACCCTGGACGCCGTCGGACCACAGCTGCGTCATGAAGGACGCGGCGCTCGGGTCGACGAAGATCCATTGCGGCTGGACACCGACCTGCCCCCGGTGACGGAACTCAGCGAGCCATTGCCGCACGGCCACGCTGTACTGAGCATCCGTCAGCTGACGCCGTTCCACCCGCGAGTCGTGCCGGTACTCGGAGGCCACGTACAGCCGGTCGTCGGTCCCCACGCCGATCAAGACCGCGGCGAAGGGGTTGATCGTGCCGTAGTCGAGCCCCACGGCCATCCAGTGCCGGACGTCCGGGACGACGTCGACGATGTGCTTCGCCTCGTCGAACATGTCGTAGACGACGCCCTCAGCCAGGCACCACTCTCCGAGGACGAACCGCCGGTAGAAGAGGCCCTGGTACTCGAGCTTGAGGTTGGCGACGTAGGCCGGCGGCAGGTACGGGTTGTCGTGCAGGCTGAAGCTGAAGCGGTGGAGATCGAGGGCCTTCGGGTCCTCGGATCTCACCTCGGATCCGTCGCGCCGGACGTGCAGGCGCGCGCGGTCGAGGAACTTCTTCTTCAGCCAGTGATTCGGGCCTTCGGGGTTCGTGGTCCCGAACCACTGCGCGCCTTCCACGGACAGGCGGGTGCCGAGCATCGAGAAGAACGACTCGGGGAAGGTCGTGACCTCGTCACAGTACGCCCCAGCAAGGGTCATTCCCTTGATCTTGTCGGCGGCCCGCTCATCGTTCGCGCCAGCCACGTAGATGGTGCGGCCGAAGATGACGACCTCGCCCGCGCCCGCCTTGAACTTGCAGCGCTTCACGCCGACCATCGCGACGATGACGTCGATGATGTTGCGCTTCAGGGTGCGTTCGGTCTTGCCGACCATGAGGAGCGCGCCCGGGGGGCCGGTGCGGATGTAGCGCAGCCACACCATGATCGAGCTGATGGTCTTGGAGGAGCGGACGGCGCCTTCCCATAGGTTCCCGCGCGCGGTGGCGAGCTGGGTGGAGCGCAGCTGCTTGCCCACGAGGGCGTCGTACATGCTCGCCCCCTCAGGTGCCGCCCATCATCCCCTTCAGCCAGGCGTCGACCGCGGCCAGGCCCTCGGCGTCCTGCTCGGCGGGGGACAGCTTGAGCGACCGGTCGATGGCGGTGGCGACGACGCCCATCAGCGCCCGCTTGTCGGCCGGCGTCGGCTCGTCCTGCCACCGCTCGTCGTAGTCGTGCTCCTTGCCGCCCCAGTCGAAATACTTGTGCGGCTTGTTGACCTTCTCCAGCTCGCGTTCGGCGACGTCCTGGAGGCGTTGGGCGAGGGCGGCGCGGCGTTCGGCGAGGTCGGCCTGGCGGATCTCGGTGGCCGCGCGCACCTCGCTGGCACGGGCGAAGGTGAGGCCCATCTGTCGGGCGATGCGGCTGATGGTGCCGCCGGATCGCTCGAGCTCGGTGGCGATGTCGTTGCGGCCCTTGCCGGCGGTGTGGAGCTCGCGGATGCGGGCGCGTTCCTTGTCGGTGACGGGGCCTTTGCCCATGGCGGTCACCCCCCTGGACATGGCGAAGGCCCGGCCGCCGGAGCGTGCAGCCGGGCCAGTCAGCGGTGTCGGGTCAGCCCTTCCAGCCTGCATCGAGGCAGGTCTGGGCGAACATGTCGGCGCCGATCTGCCACGCCCCAGGAGAGCCTTCGGAGCCGCGCGCGAGCACGGTGGCGTTGTCGGCGATGCCCTCTGTGCGGGACTGCTGCGCCCACTTATTGACCTTGTTGGCGAGGTCGATTCGTGCGGACTGCGTCTGTGCGGCTTTGTAGCCGTAGGCGAAGTCGTAGCAGGCGAGAGACGCAGCGTCGTCCAGTTTGCCGTGGTCGGCTGATGCTGCAGTGGTGGCCGCGGGCTTCTTCGCCTTGCCCGGCTTGTCGTTGTTGTTGTCGCCGCTGCTGAAGATGGCGAGCAGGAAGATGACCCAGCCGATGACCATGGCGGGCAGGCAGCCGAATCGGAAGCCCTTGCGGTCGACGAAGCGGCGCGGGCGCGGCGGCGGCTGGTGTGGTTGGTAGTGCATGTTCCCCCCTGGAACTGTGGTGCTGAGGGGGCATCATGCCGCGCCGAGCGTGATCATTTCCGGGGGTTGGTCAAGGAGTACCGCCGTTCCGGAGTCGAACTGGTGCTGGCCAGCTGTGGGCGATAGCCCTCGACTGTCGGCGGCCTCCCCGCTCGTGGGTCCGGCTGCTTTCGGGCACGCCAGGACTGGCACCCAGCGTGAAGGAAGATCGCCCGTACGTCAAGCAAGGTTGAGGTTCAGGCGGTGTCCGCGGTTCCGGCACCGGCCTGGTGCTCCTCGACCACCCGCCGCGCATCGCTGTTCGCCACATCCTTGGCGAAGCCTCACGAACAGCTCACGGACGTGACGCCGGTCAGCTCCCTGGCCACCCACCCGTTCTCGTCCACCGACTCCGCGAAGTCGGGTTCCCAGGACACCTTGTGCTGTGTGGTCATGAGGGCATCCTCTCGCGCGGAGGCCCCGCCAGGGCAGGGGGCTGGCGGGGCTGGGTGTTGGGTGTGACCCGGCGCGTAGATACCAGTGTGGCCTAAGCGAGCGTGGGGGCGCGTCGCTCCATCGTCGCCGCTGCGCACGGACGGCACATCGGCACATCCACCCGCCCGACACTCGGCGAGTCGAACCGGACCGCCGCCCCGGGAGCGGCCTGGCCAGTGCACACGCCCTCGGCCTGCTCTCGGTGTAGGCCGCACAGGCAGTGGCACGATCCGATCTGCGCCTCAGCGTCGCGCTCGCGGCGCCACTGCTCCCACACCTCGGGGTGCTGCTCGGCGTGCTCGATCAGCGGTTCCAGGGCGGTGTACATCTGGTGGACGATTGCCATCTGCCGTGCGACGAGAGGGGCCAAGGCGGCGCGCAGGGCGTACGTGGCATCGATGAGGCTGAACTTCTGCGTCATACGGCCCATCATCCCCTCTTCGGCGTGCCCGGGACGGGCTTCTCCTCCGGCTTCAGCCAGCCGCCGCGGCTGCCCTGGTAGTCCGTCTCGTGCCCCTTCAGGCGAGGGTCGCTGGGCTGGATCGGCTTCTTAAATCCGAGCATGATGGGCTCTCCGTCTCTGCGATGGGATGGGCCCGGGGCGGCCGGGCAACTTGGCGGAAGGCCGGCCGCCCCGGGGCTGACTGGCTACTCGTCGTCGGTCATCTCGGCTTCGAGTTCAGCGCGGGTAGTGGGGCCCTCCAGGAGGGCGTGGACGGCGAGGGCCGCCGCCCGATCGACGTCGCCTTCGTCCATGGCCTGACGGACTTCCTCGGCGCGGTCCTTCATGAACCCCATGGGGGTCTCCTTCGGTATCGAGCGGGACCGGGGCGGCCGGGCAACCGCCCCGGGCTGTAGTCAGGCCGTAGTTCGGCCTGTAGTTGGGGTGTAGTTCCGCAGGTCAGAAAGGGTGTAGTCGGGGCTACGCGGCGTCCTGGACGACAGGGGTGGGAGAGGGGCTGACGAGGCCCTCCAGGTCGTCTCGGTGGATGCCGACGGTGACCCCCAGACCGCGCACCCGGACGCGGGCCCGGACGGGGATGTCCCACCGCTCTAGATGGGCCCGGAACTCGGCCACCTCCAGGCCCTCGAACATGCCGTGCGCGTGGGCGTGCGCGAGGAGGTCCCGCAGGTGCACTCCTTGCCGGTCCCCGATCCGCTCCCAGACCCACTCCACGGTGGCCGCGCGAACGTCCCCGCGAGGGGAGTCGACCAGCTGCTCCGCGGGGGTCTCCTCTGACTCCTCGGCGGCCGCGCGTCCGGCCCTCCAGGAGGCGAGCGTCCAGCCGGTGGAGAGGAGCCACATCAGGGCGGGCAGGGCGCGCACCAGGCGGGCGAGGACGTACACGCCGAGGGCGAGGAGCAGCAGGCGGGCGATGACGCCGAGGGCGGCCTTCCAGCCGGTGAGGTCGGTACGGCGTCCGCGCGCGCACCAGGCGGCGGCCCGCGCGCCGAGGCGGCGGACGAGGAGCACGGACCCGGTGGCGATCCGGTCGGCGGGGCGGGCGAGGCGGCTCACAGGATCCCCGCTCCCTGCACGGCGGCGACCAGCGCGTCGCCGGTGGCGTTGAGGGCGCCCGGGATCCAGGCCAGGGCGCCGGCCACTCCGGCGGTGAGCAGCAGGACGGACCCGACGAACGCACCGCCGGCGATGCGCTTCTTGTCCTTCTTGCCCGCGGACTTGTAGGCGAGGACGACGAGGGTAACTGCGATGACGACGACGATCGCGCCGGTGGCGGTGAGCCCGGTGAGCTGCCCGGCAGTGAGCCCAGTTCCGGCGCGCGCACCGGTGAGACTCTGTCCGGCAGTCTCCCCTGCGCTGTTGCCGACGCTCCCGGTGCGGGAGTGGGTCCAGCCGAGGATGCCGCCGGGGCAAGCGGCGGCGCAGGCGGCGCCACCGAAGCCCTTCCCGAAAGGGGCGAGCTGTCCCATCTCGCGGCCGCCGGTCCACCAGGGGTACAGGTTGCAGGTGAGGACGACGAGGGCAGCGAGGAGGCCGCCGAGGGTGAGGGTGGACGTGGCGTTCACAGGTCGACTCCGGTGAGCATCAGGATCGGGTCCCACCAGTGCAGGACGCCAAGGGCGCCGAGGCTGGCGGTGATGAGCAGGGCGCGGGGGACGGCGCGGCCGGTGTGCCGGTCCAGGGCCCAGGCGGCGAGCACCGCGACGGTGGCGATGATGTAGGCCGCGGGGATGCCGGCCTCGACGCGGGCCTGGTGAACGGTCTGCGACCACAGGCCGACGGGGCTCTGCCCGCCCGCCCAGGGGGTGAGAGCGGCGAGGAGGGCGACGGCCATGCGCCAGGTCGCCAGACGGTCCCAGAGCCGTTCCCACAGGCGGGGCCCCGGCTCGGGCTCCGGTTCCTGGGGGGCGAGGACGATCTCGTGGATGTGGCGGACGACGACGTCCTGGGGTCCCGGGGTGGGCGGTACCGGCGGCGGTGCGGCGGGCGGGGCCGGGGGCGGCGTCCGCCACGGCGGGGCCTCCCCGGGCTCCGGCGGGCGGGCCGGGAGCGGGGCGCCGGCGGGGATGATCTGGGTCGGGATGATCGGGTCGGGCATGGTGGGCTCCTGGTGGCCGATGGGGCGGGCGCCGGTGCGGTGGAGGTAGTGGCGGGCGCGCAGCTCGTCACCGCCCTGGGTGGTCATGAGGCAGGGCGCTCGATGCGGCGGCGCGTCCGGGCGACGGTGTCCGCGGACACGTCCTGTCCGTGGATCTTGCGGACGTAGGAGACGACCGCGTCCTTGTCCGTGATGCCGGACGCGAGGGCTGTCCGGACGGTGTCCGCAACCGTCTGCCCGGGCGGGGCAATCGGGCGGACGGGGCGGACAGACGAGCGCGCTGACCTGCTGTCCGTCGTGTCCGGGCGGCTGTCCGCGTCCTTGTCCAGGACTGTCCGGACGGTGTCCGTGTCCGTGTCGATCCCGGCGGCGGACAGGTGGTCGACGATGTCCTTCGCGGTCGCGTCCGGGAAGGTGTCCGCTGCCGCGCGGACAGCGGACCGGACGGTGCCAGAGCCGCGCTTGTCCGGTCGGGTGTCCATGTCCGGGACGGCAAGTTGGTGTCCGGTCTGGACGGGGTCGAGGAGGTCGAGGCGGACACCGACCGCCTCGCGCAGCGTCGTCCAGGAGCGGCCCGGGTACATGACCCAGCCGAGGAGCGGGATGTGCGGGAGCCGCTCGGCGATGAGTCCGCGGGCGGCGCGCTGCTCGTCGCGGATGTCGCGGCGGTGGAGTTCGAAGAGGAGCTCGACGCCAACGGAGAGGGAGGCGAAGCCGGCGGCTGCGGGGAGGCGGCCGATGTTGTGGCCGTGATTGAAGTTGAGGATGCCTGCGATGCCGACGAAGACGAGGAGTGCGAGGCGGGCGAGGCCGGCAGGGGTGCCGCGTTCGACGGCGCGGCGGGCGTAAGTGGCGCAGATGAGTCCGGCGGCGTCGAACATGATCGACAGGGGCCAGGCGAGCCATCCCTTCATGCCCCAGCTCATGAGCTGTCCGGAGAGGGACCAGGCGGCGGCTGCGAGGAGCATGCCGAGGACGAGGGCCCAGGCGAGGCGGATGGGCCGGGAGAGTCTGCGGCCGGTGCGGGGCGTGTTCACGGTGGCTTCTCCGGGAGCTGGGTCAGCGGCGGTGGGTGCGCCAGGCGTAGGCGGTGAGGACGCCGGCGGTGAGGGCGGGCAGCAGCTGGTGGGTGGTGAGAGCGAGGACGGTGCAGGCGGCGAAGCCCCACCGCCCGAGGGGGCTGCGGATGGCGGTGGCGAGCGGGGTCCGGCGTCGGGTCACTGGGCGGTGGTGAGGCAGAGGGCGTAGTCGCCGGTGCGGCGGACGTGGTCGGTCTCGGGGAGGCCGGCGCACGGGCGGGGGTCGGGGCCGCGGACAGTGCCGACGATCCGTAAGACACCCGGGTGGCAGGGCGTGTGCTGCAGATGGGAGGTGAGGCAGGTGCCGAGGGGCCACGGGTCCGGTGTGCCGGTCGGCTCCGGGCGGACCGTGGCGGTCGGGGCGGGCGTGACGGTGACCGGGGCGGGGACCGGTGTCGGCTTCGGCAGCCGGGACGGCGTGGGGTCGGTCCAGTGGGTGCCGACGAGGGTGTGGTGGGTGATCGCGGCGGCCACGGTGGCGGGGATGGCGAGGACCAGGGCGATGACGAGGAAGCGGAGCAGGGTGCGCACGAGGGTCTCCAGGGGGCCGCGTCCCGGCCGGTGGTGGGCCGGGACGCGGCGGTGAGGATGGGTCAGCCGGCGAGGGTGCGGAGCCGGGCGGCGTACTCGGAGTGGGTGGCCCCGTCGGGGTGCGGGAGGATTCCGAGCCAGTCGCTGGTGAACCCGGCGCCACGGGCCCAGCCGCGGACGCAGAAGACGTCGGCGGGCCGGTTGGGCTGCTGGTCGAGCCGGTCGGCCAGGGCGAGGAGCAGGGCGCGGTAGCTCATCAGCGCCGCCAGCCGAGGCGACGGCGGACGTCGCCACCGTCGGCGTAGTCGTCGGCGCAGGCCTGGACGGTCGAGGGCTCGGCGAGCACCTTGCTGGGGCGCGGGGTGAGGTCGGGCTCGTCCGCGGGACGGTAGGCCGGGGTGAGGGCCGGGTCGGTCTGCTGCTCGCTCATCCGGTCACCGCCGGCTGCCATGCGGCGGCGACGCCGTGCCAGCCGACGGGGAGGCCGACGGTCCACGTGGTGCCGTCGGCCATCGTCAGCTGGCGGACGTCGCGGGCGATGCGGGCGGTGTAGCTGCCGGCGGGGATGACGCGGAAGGTGAGGCCGTTCGCGTGGCGGACCGTGCGGGGCTTCGTGGGGCTGGGCGGTGAGGTGGACGCCTGGGTACGCTCCATGGCGGACCTGCTCCTTCGTGATGGTTGTGGGTGGGTCCGCCCCCGGCCCATATGGCGTTCCAGCGCCGGGCCGGGGGCTTTGTCGTGCAGTGCCAGACTGGCAGAACCTCTTTACAACGTCAAGAGGTTCGGGAAGGATGTAGCCGTGCCCAAGAGCCCTGAAGCAGAGGGGAGCCCGCGCTTGATGACCACCACCGAGATCGCGGCGGAGCACGGGGTCACCCGGCAAACGGTGCACGCGCACCGGAAGCGCGGCGTCTTCCCGAAGCCCGTCGAGGGTGAGGGCAGCACGCGGCCCCGGTTCCGGGCCGACGAGGTGGCCGCGTTCTTCGCAGCGAATCCTCCGAGCCCGGGTAAGCGGACAGACCTCGCTCCACGACAGCAAGGAGAGCCAGTGACCACCACGACCGATCCCCGAATCGCGATCCTGTCCAGCCTGAACGACCCGCCGTACAACGAGGTTGCGGAGAAGCGCTGCGTCCCGTGGGACGAGGGCGTGAAGATGCTCGACGCCTACCGGGCGGCCGTACTCAGGGAGGGCGCCGACGCTGTGGCGCGGCTCATCGAGGAGGGCGAGCACGACCCGGACTGCCTCGTCGACGAACTGCGCCATCTGGCCCGTGCGAAGCCGGAGGCGCAGGATGGATGAGCTGGTGCAGTGGTTGGGTGAGCAGCTCGACGCCGATGCGGCGCACGCCATGGCGGCGGCCGAGGAGCTTGGGCCCGGCTGGTACTACGACGACGGATTCGTGCTGGCGCGCGGTGAGGGCGACCTGGTCGCGACTGGCTCTCAGGACTTCCTGGAGCTGAAGTATGGCGAGCACATCGCCGCACATGATCCGGCTCGAGTGCTGCGCGAGATCGGCGCCAAGCGACAGCTGCTGCGCCAGTATGAACACCTCAAGTACGAGGTGACGCCGGATGATCTGAGCGGCGTGTGGGCGCTCGAGGCGATCCTGTACGCGTTCGCTGCCGTCTACGTGGATCGGCCCGGCTTCCGGGAGGAGTGGCGGCCGTAGCCCGACCGCATGACTGCGCCCCGCCGTGAGTTGTCCGGCGGGGCGCTGCTGCGTGGTGGGCCGTCTGGCCTGATCCGATCAGCCGTCGGGCTTGGGCCGCTGCCGCCGCGCTTCTTTCAGCCAGTTGGGCGTCACCAGCTCGTCGGCCCGGTAGTCGCCGTTCTCAGTGCGGCTGGAGACGATGATCCGCACGTCGTCGGGGTCCTCGCCGCGGGCGCGTAGGTCGGCGAGGACACGCTGCTTGGTGGCGTTGAGTTTCTGTGCTTCGCGGATGATCCGCTCGACGTCGTCGGGGGTGGGCTCGTCCATGGCCGGCCTACTCGTCGTCGACCGCGTGGAGGTGCCGCTGCGCTCGCTCCCACGATTCGAGGCCATCCAGGATCTCGTCATCACTCATCTGGTCGGTCTTGGGGTCTCGGAGGACTACGGCAGCGAAGTAGGCGTCTCCGGTTCCGCGAGAGACAAGGCGGTACCTGGGGTCGGACACGGGCGCCTCCCTGGTGCGTGGCTGTTCAGGGTGCGCCCGGGGCCGTGGGGAGATCAAGGGGTGTGCATGCGCGAGCGCCCGACCATGGGTCGGGCGCTCGGGGGTTGGCGACCACGCTGGGCTGTCGCCTCTGGGCACCGTACGAGGCGCGCCAGGCTGGGGCGGCGGCCGTCACCGCCAGGTGTCACGACAGGATGCCGTGGAACATGCCGCCCCGGTCAACGAGTGGTGAGACGGTACTCGTCAACCGGCGGGGCCTCGCCCGTGATGTCGTCGCCGTCGTCGGGGAGAACATCCTCCGCCGTGGGCCGGGTGTCGTCGTGCTCGTTCATGGCGGCAGGATGGCATGCCCGGCTACGGGACGTCTCCGCGCCACTCCCACTGGCCGGCCGTGTCGCCGAGCGTGTAGTCGGCTCGGCCGCCGGGCCCGTAGGCGCCCTGCTCGGTGATGAGGAGGGCGCCCTCCTGCTGCTCGGCGGGGCTCATGCCGGTGACGTCGTACAGTTGCCCGTCGAGCGGGCCGCCCAGGAGCTCCACGTACTCCCGGCCGTCCTGCGGGCCTTGCTCGGGGTCGGTGGGGTCGTGGCCGTAGACGCGCATGCCGTCCAGCGTGGCACGGTCAGGGCGCTGGCCGCCCGAGGCCCGCCCATGAGACATCGGTGTGGAAGAGACGTGTGCCCTCGGGTGTCGTGCCGGAGAGCGGCTGTTCCCCGCGCACCCAGGCGCGCACGGTGTCCGCGTCCTCGGTACGGTCCGGGGTCACCTGGTACGGCTCGTTGTCCGGCGGGACCAGGAGGTTCACGGGCGCCGTTCCCAGGGCTTCGGCGAGCACCAGCAGCTCAGTGACGCTCACGTTCTCCCGTCGGCCGTTCTCCAGCTTCACGACCGTGGTGCGGTTCCACGGCAGGCCGTGTTCCGTGAGTCGGGCGCCAAGGTCGGCCGCCGTCCAGCCGCGCCGCCGCCGCAACTCCCGCACCCGACCCGCGATCACCGCCGTCGGTCCGCTCGATGCCGCGTTCACGCTGCGGCTCCTTGCTCGGTCCACACGCGTCCGCAGCCGTGGCAGTGCGCGAGTGGGGCGCGGCCTTCGCCGCCGTGGACGTCGATGCGACCCCCGCACGCGCAGGGCTGTTCCAGAGTGCGGCGCTGTGCGGCGATGTCCAGGGCGCGCTCGACCCGGTCCGCGGCGCCCTTCGCCACCACGCCGATGCGCTGCTCTTCCTGCTCGGTGATGCGCCGGCATGGGCCGGGCGCGCGCTCGATCCGGGCGAGGAGCCAGAGGGCGGCGTAGGGGGCGGTGCGGCGGCCGGTCCAGCGCCAGCGGCGGGGGTCGTGGGCGTCGGCGTGCGCCAGCTGCTGCTGACGCTCCCGCTCGGCGGCCTCGATCCGGGCCTCACGCAGCGTCCGGTAGTCGGCCTTCCTCGCCGCGGGCACGGAGATCGGGGCGCGCTGCGCGGCGTGGGCGATGTCGTCCGCGCAGGCGACCAGGGCGGCCTCGACGGCCCGCATCGTGTCGAGGATCGCCAGGCGCACGGGGACGGGCCGGTTGCCGAGCTGGATCGGGTCCCGCTCCAGGCTGCGGAGGTGGGCGGCCTGGTGACGCTCGTACTCCAGCTGCTCGGCATCGGCTTGGTCGAGGCGGGCGAGGTAGCCCTTCAGGCCGAGGCCGAAGGCTCCGAGCTGGGCGGGGGCGCCGATGGCTTCGCGGAGGTCGGCCCAGTGGAGGGCGACGGTGCGGAGGTGGGTGGCGGTGGTGGTCACAGCAGCTCCCTGGGGTGCGTGGGGCGTATCGTGATCAGCACCTGTGGGGCGCGCCTGGTCTGGGGAGATCGTGGGCGCGCCCCCTGCCGTGTGCTCAGGGCTGGCTGGCGGCGTCCTGGCGCCGGTATCCGGAGGGCTTCTCGCCGATGGTCTGGAACTCCCAGCCGGGCTGGCAGTCAGGGCAGACGTCCGAGCAGTTCTTCGTCGGCGTTCCGGTCCGCTTGCTTAGCTTCGGAGGGAAGCGCCAGCCCTCGCCGTACGCGGCTCCCCTGGCTTCCATGGCGCTCTGGAAGGTCTCGCCGTCCTTGAGTGGCTTCTCGCAGCCATCGCAGATCAAGATCAAGCTGTTCACGTGCATCGTGGCCATGGTTAGTCCTCTCGTGTGGTGCCGCAGGTGTTGCAGGTGAACCCCTCCGGCGGCTCGCCCCTGCACACCGAGCATGCGATGTCCTCCAGCAGCTCACCGACCGTCACCCCGAAGACCCGCGCGGCAGCGACCACGAAGTCGACGGGGACGGTGCGCACCCGGCCGCAGTCCTGGTTGGCCAGGACCGCTCGGGTGGTCGGGTAGCCGTTCGCCGACAGGGCTTCGGCGAGCGCTGCGGCGGACATCCGGCGCTGGGTACGCATACGGCGGACTTGCCGGATCACGGTGGCCGTGGCTGGGAGCGGTCCGTGCATGGTCACTGCTCCGTGGGGTGGTCGGTGCGGGCGTGGGTGTGGTGGGGGTGGTGCTGGTGGTTGTGGATGGCGAGGTCCTGGCGGGGGATGGGGGGTGCGCCGAGGCAGGACGGGCACGCCACCATCTCGGTGTCGTCGCTCGGCGGGAGGAGTGCGGCGCGGAGCTCGACCAGGCGCTGATCCCACCAGCGGGCCACGCTCGTACCGAGGGGCGGCGGTCCGGCCTTCATCCAGCCTTCGTAGAGGGCGGTGGTGCGCTGCACGGTGGCCTCGTAGTCGCGGGCGAGCGCCGCGGTGATCCGGTCGCCGGGCAGGAGGCATCGGACTACGGCGGTGGTGATGTCCTCGGGCACGGCCGACGGGCAGTCCCGGATGGCGTCCGTGACCACCGCGTGCAGAGGCGAACCGACCGGCGGGGCCTCGCCGTTGCCGGGCCATTCGATGCGGGCGCGGTGGTAGCAGAGGAGGAGCTGGTCGAGGGTGGGGGCGGTGCTGCCGAACCCGACCTGCGGGTCGTCGATGATGATGGCGTGCCCGGAGGGGAACACGGCGCCGTCGAGGACCTGGCCGTCGCGCAGGTGGAGGTGGAAGGGGCGGGCGAAGGCGTTCACGGGCGCGGCTCCTGGTGGTTGGGGGTGGTGTTGAGGCGGTCGTCGAACTGGGCGCGGCGTTCGGCGATCCATGCCTCGTCGAGGGCGGTCTCGTCGTCGGTGGCGAGTGCGCCGATGGGGATGTGGCGGATGCGGGCGGTGGCGTGGCCCCAGCACCAGCCGGCGGCGAGGGCGAGGAGCGCGGTGAGGAGGTGGGTCACGGGCGGGCCCCGTCCTGGGGCTCGTCGGCAGTCTTCGGCGTGGCGCGGGGGCTGCTCGCTGCCTGCTCCGGGAAGCACACCGTGTTGCCGCCTGGGTCGTGGACCCACCACGCGGCGAGGGTGCCGGTGATGCGGAGGACGGACTTGCCGCAGTGAGCGCAGGACTCGGGCCGTGCCTCGGCGGCCGGTGTCTCGTCGGCCATGCGGCGCAGCTCGGCGATGTCTGCACGGACCGTCTTCGCCCACGGGTCACGGTCGCTGTCGTCGAGCACGTCCTGGAAGCCGACGGCGTGCGCATCGAGACGGCGGACGATCTCACGGACGCGGTCGAGGACGGCCCGGTCGGCGGGCGGCTCCACGACAGCGGGCACGGCGGCGGGCGCGGGCAGCGCAGGCGGCTCCTGCCCCCGGTCCTCCGCCTCCTCCACGTCCGCCTGCCACCGCATGAACTCCCGCAGCCCCATCCCCGGGTGCGCCTGCACCGCGTCGAGCTGCGCCTGCAACGCTTCGTGATGCCCGGAGGCGTAGCCCTCGTGGAAGCGGCAGTTACCCTCTGCCTCCTCGCAGGCCGGGCAGTCGTCCAAGGGCGCGATCTCGTCGTAGGGCGCGATCTCCGGGGCCCGGTCGGGGAACTGCTCTCCGATCGCGCCGGGCGACAGGGTGAGCGCGGCGTCCGTGCGGGCGACGCCGAAGACGCGGGCGGGCCAGTCGTCGGGCAGGGCGCGGGCGTGTTCGGCGAGCGCGGCGGCGGTGGCGGGCTGCCATTGCACGAGGTGCTGCCACAGGGCGGGGCCGGTCGGTCGGTTGGTCATTGGGTCTCCAGGGGTGGGGGCAGCCGGGACGGGTCAGGGGCGGGCGTTGATTGCGCGGGCCACGGCCAGCGCGCGTGTGAGGTGGGTCGGGTGGGCGACACTGCCGTCGGCCAGGTAGTCGATCTCGCTTACGAGCAACTCGGCGAGCCGTGCGGCGACGGTCGGGTGCAGTCGGACCGCGACGGTGTGGGCGGCGACGGCGGGCGAGGACGGGCCGAGCTTGGCGGCGGCGGTGCGGAGTTCGTCGGCGGGTGTCGTCATAGCGGGCTCCAGGAGGGCGTGATGGGATCGGCGGTACCGGCCGCCCCGCACTGCCCGCGGGACGGCCGGCCTACAGCTCACGCGGGCTGCGGCAGGGACGCGCGCCAGGCGTCGAGGACGCGCTTCGGGATCTGGCCGACGGCCGGGCAGTCGACACCGTTCTCGGCAGCCCAGGCGCGCACGGTGCGGGTGTCGTAGTCCCGGACCGGGGTGGCGCGCTTCCGCTTCGCCTTCGCCGGGGCCAGCTCCGCTTCCCGGGACCCGAGTTCGGCGAGCCGCTTCTCCAACTGCTCCCGCTCGGTGGCGATGGCGGTCAGCTCCTGGTCGGCGGCGTAGCGGCGGCGGAGACCGAGGAGGCCGGCGCGGATGCGGGCGGCCTGGTCCTGGACATCGGTGTCGGGGTGGTCTTCGCCCCACTTGAGGAGGCGGCCGATGGGGATGTTGTCGGTGGCCTCTGGGGCGGTCTGGTCGGGCATGGTCACCGTTCCTTCGTCGGGTTGCTGGGCGTCGTGTTCGGCGAGGAGGTCGCGGAGCATGTGGAGGGCGGCGGTCCTGGGCTCGGGGAGGGTGGGGAGGCGGCGGCGTTGGGGGCCGGTGAGCCCGCCGTACGTGCCGTACCGGTCGACGGCGGGTTCGGTGACGAGGGCGTCGTGTAGGCATTCGGCGCGGACGGGGCAGCGGTCACAGGTCTGCTTCGCGGTGCTGGCCTTGGCGGCGTTGAACCAGGTGTCGAGGTCGTGGCCGGCGCATGCTGCGCGCTCGCGCCAGGCGTCGGTGGTCATCAGTCCTTCCAGACGAGGTGGACGTGGCCGCAGGCGAGGTGGGTGAAGGCGATGGTCGTGAGGGTGAGGGCGATGACCGGGATCACGGGGTGGCTCCGGTGGTCTGGCGGGCGGCCCGGTACGCGTTCGGGTTGCTGCGGCGTTTCCCGGAGGCGATGGCGCGGGCGTCGTGGACCCGGGAGTCGTTGAGCGGGGACGGCGTGGCCCATGCGCCGGCGGGCATGCCGGGCCCGGGCGGCGCTTCGGGCAGGCCCTGCAGCGCGTTGGGGGTGTGGGCCGGGCAGCAGAGGCCGGTGAGGTACGGGCGTACCTGGTCGGTGGCGTGGCAGTGGCGGCGTTCGGCGCCGATCCAGTGCTCGCACGCCGGAGCCTGCGTCCCGGCCGGGTCAGGCACTGTCGGCCTCCGGCACGCTCGCCCGGACTTCGATGGCCTCGCGCAGCAGCCCGTCCGCGTCGGCCTCCAGTACCAGGAGCCGGACATGGTTGCCGATCCGCTCGTACTTCTGCTGGGTGCCGTGGCCGTCCCACTGCGCCCGCGGATCGGTCACGTCGACCAGCGTCACGTGCCGGAACAGGGCGGCATCCCGGGGGTGGATGTGCCACGACATCTGCCATCCGCCGGCCACCAGGTACAGCAGCTGCCAGCCGTCCTCATCAACGTCCGGCGACGCGGTGAGCACGCTCGTGTCGGGGTGGAGGGCGGTCAGCCAGGCGAGGAGCTGCGCACGCTCCCGGTACGCACCGTCCCGCTCGCGGATCCGGTCGGCGAGAGCCTCGACGGCGCGCTCGCGGTCCTGCTCGAACGAGTCAGCGTGCTGCTTCCAACGGCGTGCGTTCTGCTCCGCGTCCTGCAGGTCGGCGATGAGGCAGGCGATCGCCGAGTCCGCGGCGACCAGGTCGGGGGCGAGCCAGGCGGCGAGGCGGTGGCGCCAGCCCCTGCGCGCGAGGGTGGGGGTGACCGGTTCGCCGGGGTGGTCACTACGGTTACTTGTTGTGGACATGGTCCGCTCCGGGTGGTCCGGGGCGGGTCCCTTCGTGGGGCCCCTTGTCCGGGTGGTGGTGCTGACGGGTTGGTTCAGAGGTTGCGCATGACGATCTTGGACAGCTGCATGACGAAGTGGTCGCGGTCGTCGTCGGTCATGTCGGGGTGGAAGGCGAAGTGGAGGCGGATGCGGGGGCGGTCGCCGTCGCCGGGGTCGATGCCGAGCTGGACGGTGTGGTCGTCGGGCTGGAGTCCGTCGGCGCTCAGGCTGTCGGCCCAGTCGGAGAGGTCGACGGGTTGGGGGTTGTTGTCGGTGCCGCAGTCGGGGCCGGAGCAGTCTTCGCGGCGGCCACGGTGTGTGGTGAGTCCGCCGTGGGACGGGTCCGGGCCTTCGTGCGTCGGCTCGGCAGCGGGGCGCCACGCCTTGACCGTGCGGTCGTACTGCTCGACCTCGACGGCCTCGACGGACTGGTCACTGTTCCACGGGTCCGAGTCCTGCATCTCCGTGAGGGGCTCGCGGTAGTGGACGCGGTACGCCTTCCCGTCGTCCGGGGCCCGGAAGATCAGTTCGTTGACCGACTCCCAACGGCGGGACTCGACGTACTCGCGGTGCAGCTCGATGGCGGCGCCGGGGTGCTCGGCGGTGTACTCGGGGTGCTCGGCAACGTAGGCCGCGTCGACCATGTCGTGGGGCAGGCCCATGGTCTCGAGCTGGTCGGGGGTGAAAGTGCGGGTGATCATCAGGGGCTAGTCCTGTCGTGGTGTGGGCAGTTGGTCGAGGGCGTCGCCGAGGTCGCAGGCGAGGGTGCGCCAGCGTGCGGCTTGTGCGGGTGCGTGGCCGCCTCGGGTGTCGGCGGCAGTGAGGAGGGCTTCGACGATCTCGCCGAGGTCGTCGGTGCTCTCCAGGCGTACGACGGCGGCCATGTCAGCTCCCTTCGGCCGGTGGGGTCGGTGCTGCTTGGGGTGTGGGGGTGGGTTCGCGTTCGGTGTGGGTGCAGCCGGTGAGGAGGGCTGCGGCGATGAGCGCGGCGGCCACGGTGCGCATCAGAACGGAGGCTCGTCGCTGCGGCCCTGGCGCTGGGTGTTCTGGGGCTGTCCGACGTTCCAGGGGTCGTCTTGGGCCGGGGGGCCCTGGCGGTACTGCTGCTGGCCGCGCTGCTGGTTCTGCGGGGGCCGCTGCTGCTGTCCGCCCTGGGCGTTCTGCTGGCTCGCGGCGTCCTTCGACACGTTCGCCACGGCGTACGCGAGGTTCGGCGCGATGCTCCGGATCAGGAGGGCCGGCCGCTCGTGCTTCTGGCCGTCCTTCTCCCACGACTCCGTGCGGAGCTCGCCGGTGACGAGGACCTCCATGCCCTTGGCGAGGGTCTCGGTGGCGTTCTCGGCGAGGCGCTCCCAGGCGGTGCCGCGGATGTAGAAGACGTCGCCGTCCTCCCACTGGTTGGTCTGCTTGTTGAGCCTGCGCGAGTTGAAAGCCAGGGGGATGGAGGCGACGGCCTTCGAGGACTGGGTGAAGCGGAGTTCGGGGTCGGCGGTGAGGCGTCCGACGCCGGTCAGGGTGGGCAGCATGTGGGTCAGTTCTCCTTCGTGGTGGCGTGCGGGGTCAGCTGACGTCCGGGATGAGGAGCCATCCCGGCTGCGGGTGGTCGGGGTGCCCGAGCTTGAGCGCGGCTGCGTGCAGTGCGGCGTTCCAGGCGGGGATCTCGTAGCGCTCGAAGGACTCGGGGGTGATGACCTTGAAGTCGCCGAGGTCGACGTCGTGGAACTCGGTGACGAGGAAGGTCATGTCGCGGTCGTAGTCGCCGCCGTGGCAGAAGCCGACTCGGGCGTTCTCCGGCTGGCCCTTGAGGGCTTCCTTGAGGGTGTCGTTGTCGGTGTCGGGGATGCGGAAGCCGTAGGCGAAGTAGGTGGACTGCTGCATGCCCATGGGGCGGTCTCCTGGATCGGGATGGTCATCTGGCCGGGGTGGATGTCGGGCGCGGCGGTGGTGGTCGTGGTGGGGGCCGGTGGGCGGGCTGCCGGTCTCGGTGCGGGCGGTGGGATGAGGCCGTTCTTCCGGCCGCAGATGTAGCCGTAGCCGCGGTCCTTGGACTCCTTCGTGCGGAGGCGGCGGGGGCAGAAGCGGCACTTCATCGGGTCTGCCTCCTCTTCCGACGATGTGCGGCGAGGCTGGTTACGCCGACGGGGAGGGGGAGCTGTTGGGCCCGGGTGGGGCAGGTGGCGATGTGGGGCTTGTGGAGTCGCTCCCAGGCCATGAGGGGGAGTTCGTCGGTGGGGCGGCGGGAGCGCCAGGCGCCGGTGCCGTCGCAGCGGACGGCGGTGTTGCCGGCGGGGTCGGGGTCGGGGTTGACGGGGAGGCGCTTTCCGGCCTCGGTGATGGTCCAGAGGACGGGCTGTCGGCAGTCCCGGCAGGGGAGGAGTCGTTTCATGGCGTGGTGGTTGGTGTCGGGGTTCGGGTGGGGTGGGTGTCGGGGAGGGCGATCTGGTGGCCGTCGGTCTGGGTGGTGCAGGGTTGGCCGACGGGGGCGTGGCACTCAGCGCATCCGGTTGTCATGGCCCAGGCGAGTCGGCGGGCGTCGTGCGTGTCCGCACGCCGGGCCACCGTGCCGCGCGGGTTCGTGCACAACTCGCCGGCGGCGGCCTTGCACCAGGGGCAGCGGACGGCCATCTGCGGGAACCGATAGTTCATGCCGCGCTCCGCGACTGGCGGCGGCGGTCGGGGCCGGTGAGGGTGACGACGGTGGCGTCCTGAGCGAGGCGGGAGGCCAGGCGCTCACCGAGACGCGACGTCAAGTCGGGGGCGGTCGGGCGGCCTTCGTCATCGACGGGCGACCGGACCGGCAGGTTTGTCGTCACGATCGTCGGGAGGCACTCGTTGTAGCGCTCGTTCAGCAGTCGGTACGTGGCCTCTTCCGTCCATTCCGAGAGCTTCTCGGTGCCAAGGTCATCCAGGAGGAGCAGCGGGATGCGGGTGAGGCGGCGCAGCTCGTGCTCCATGCCCTTCGGAGAGCCGCCGGGGCGCAACAGCCCGTACATGTCGGGCGCGGTGATGGCGATCATCTCGAAGCGCTTCGGGCCGGCTTCCGCGATCCGTCGGAGGGCGCCGTACGCCTGGTGGGTTTTGCCGGTGCCGATGGTGCCGCGCAGGACAAGAGTGCCGGCGGCCTCGGGGTGGGCGACGACGGTGTCGGCCCATTCGGTGATCTCGGTTTCCGTCGCGGCCGCGTCGCGGAAGCGGCGGGGGACCGCGGTGGTCCAGCGGGCCAGGGCGAAGGCTGCGCGCTGGCGGCGGTGGTACTCCGGGTGACCGGGCTCGTCAGGGGTGGGCGTGTTGTCGACGGGCCCGGCGGTGACGTTCGGCCGGATCTGCTTGATGCGGGCCATGAGGCGGGCGAGTTCGGAGACCTGATGGGTGGGGCTCTCGCCGATCGTCTGGGGTTCAGCCATGGGTCAACTCCTTCAGAATCCGAGGTCGTTTTCGTAGGCCTCTTCGGGCGGGCACTGGAAGGGCTGGTAGCCGGGGGCGCGCCGTGGTGGGGGTGTAGTCGGCGGTTTAGAGCCGGGGGAAGGAAGCGGAGGTAGCTCTTTCCAGCCGGGGAGGAAGTATCGGGCGTAGCTGATTTCTCGGCTTCCGGCCTGCTTTGCAGCGAATGCGGCGAGGGCCTCGATTCCGGTTTTCTTGATCAGGGCTTCGAGGACGAACCATTCGGGGGTGGTGAGGTTCCAGCGGACGATGACCCCGGCTGCGGTGAGGGCGTCGACGAGGGGTCGGGCGTTGGGGGGGATGGGGGTGCCGGTGTCGGGTGGGGCCTGCGGGGCTTGCTTGCTCTCACTCCTGGTCGGAGTGGTTTGGTTGAGGGGCCCGGAATCAGGGCCCCTAGAGGCCCTGATTCCGGGCCCCCCCGGCCCGGATTCCGGGCCCCTAGCGTTTCCGCTAGGGGCCCTGATTCCGGGCCCCTGCTGATCGGCTACCGGCCCTGATTCCGGGCCGGTAGTGCCAGGGGAAGGACGCGTGTACCCCACGGCGAACGGCAGCTCGTACATCGCCGGACGACTGCCGACAGCAGCCTCCACCTCGACCAGCTCGCCGGACTCCAGCGCCTTGTCGACCGCGTGCTGGACGACAGATCGGGAGGCGTTGAGGCGGGCACGGAATTCGGTGGTGCCCATGCGGACCCGGCAATCTGGCCCAGTGGCTTTGTCCGCGACAGCGAGCAGCACCATGCGAGGGTTTCCCTTTGTCTGGGAATGGTTCCAAACCCAGTGCATGGCGTTGATGGTCAACGTGCTGCTCTCTTTTCCGGAGAAGGTGAAAGGCGTCAGGAAGAGATCGGGTGTGCCGCCGCTCCTACGGCGGAGAGGTGGCGCGGCAGGCAGGTGGTCAGGTTGGGGTCCTGGTAGGCACCAGCCGTGGCGGCCGCGACGCACACATCGGCAACCAAGTGGCCGGCCCCCTTGACCCTGTCCAGGGAGTCCCTAAGGTCCTGCCGCTGCTGCTCTGACGGTCCGTACCCGGCCGATTCCATGAAGGACCTAGCCCACGCGTCCTCGACCATCGCCAGGGTTTCGTTGGCCTGGGTCTTCGCGAGATCGTCGCCGTGCAGGCCGAAGTGGAGCACGGTCGACTGGTGGAGTCCTGCGCAGCCTTCTTGTTGAGGGGCGCGCGGCGGGCAAGGGCCCCTCGCACATGGCGAAGTTGACCGGCTTCACACGCGAGTGGGTTGCGAAGATCGCCCCCGACCCGAAGCGTTCTGCCTGACATCTGCTGTCCTCCTCTCTGGTCGTGGGGTTGGTGGTGGCCGGTGGCCCGGCGGCCGGATGTCATCCGCCGGGCCACCGGAGCTAACTGAGCCGGTACGCCTGGTGATAGAGCCGGTACGCTGCACGGCAGTCGTCGCACGCGGCCTCGCCAGCCCGCTGGTGCCGGCGGTAGCCAGCCGAGGTTCCACGCTCCTCCCGGCAACGCGTCCCGACCCGCTTCGGCCTCGACTCCCCGGCGGTCTTCTGTTCACGGGCCAGCTGCCACCGCTGCCCGGCCGACAGCCCGCCCGCGATCCCGTCCCGCGCGCTCTTCCCGAGACCGTGCTCACGGACGAGGACGGCCTCCAGGCATGCCTCCCGCACCGGGCAGGCCCAGCAAATGGCCAGAGCCTCAGCGGCCTTCCCCTGGCAGAACCAGATCTCGGGGTCCCCGCCCCTGCACGCAGCGTCTAGCTCCCAGTCCCGGTCCCTCATGCGGCCACCTCCGGGGCGCCGATGTAGGTGCCGTGCTTGCGGTAGTAGCGGTCCGCGACCGCGTTCGCGTCCTTGCACGGCTGGCATGGGGCTTCGCCGCGGCGGTGGTGCCGGCCGTACCCCTTCCGGGTGCCGCACACCGGGGTCCGGCCGGCGGGCATTTTGCGGGTGCCGGTGCGGGACATGCACTCGTCGGCCGGAACAGCCAGGTCGGGAAACCAGGCCCGGATCTTCGCCGAATTGATCCCGAGGCGGCGAGCGATGACCGAGTACAGTACGCCCCGCTCGAACAGCAGGGAGGCGGCGTACCAGGCCTCGTCCTCGGTGAGCGTCCAGCCCTCCCGGCCCCCGTTCGCCGCACGCTCGATGGCGATCAGGTCCAGGCAGACCAGGCCCTCCGAGGTGGCCATCCACACGGTGGGAGCGGCCGCTACGTGCGTAATCGAGATCATGCGGTCACCGCCGCCACCGTCGACACCCAGGCGAGGGCGGTGTCGTCGAGCTGCTTCCGGGCCCGGGTGACCGCCACGTAGGCGAGGCGGGCCTCCTCCCGGGGCAGGACGACCAGGCCGGTCTTCTGGTCCGGCTTCGGCGCCCGGAAGTCGGCGTGGATGCGGACGGCCGGCCACTCGCGGCCCTTCGACCGGTGCGCGGTCGAGACGACCAGCTCCGCCTGCTGCTCCGAACACAGCCCGTCCGCCGCGGCGATGATGCTGTCGGTGCCGTGCTCGTCGATGAGCTTGACCAGGACCTCGAGGGAGCCGTCTTCCTCGGCGGCGTACTGGCGGACGGCGTCCCAGGACGGGAAACCCATCAGCTCGGGGTGGTCGGTCGGGCGGCCGTCCTGGAGTGCTTCGGCGGCCCAGGCAAGGCGCTTGATGTCGCCGCCCCCGCCAACGAGGGCGACCTTCCGGCCGTTGGCGAGGCCCTCCATGACGATGTCCATGGCGCCGGCGTTGGTGCGGCAGAGGATTGCGTCCGGGGTGGCGAGCGTGCCGACGGTGGAGTCCGCGGCGTCCCAGCCGGTGAGGCGGAGCGGCGCGTCGATCAGCCGCAGCCACACGTTGGCGCGGGCGGCGATCGCCGGACCGAACCGGAACGACTGCGACAAGGTGAGCTGCGGGCAGGCGAGTTCGCGGACGAAGCCCTCGAGCGCGTCCTTGGCGCCGCGCCAGCTGTAGATCTGCTGTGCGGAGTCGCCGACGGCGATGCGCTGTGCGTGCTCCTGCGCCAGGAGGACGCCGGACAGGACGTCGTTCGTGTCCTGCGCCTCATCGAGGAGCACCACGTCCGTCGGAATCGTCGGCCTCGAGAGCGCCCACATCTTCAGGTAGTGGTCGTGGGTCAGGTTGAGGACGCTGTCGTCGTTCTCCAGGTCGGCCCAGGCCGCGCGGGCGACGGGGAAGGCGAGCTGCACCAGCTCTGCGCGCGCTCGCTTCTTCGTGAGGCCGTCGTACTGCGGGACGTGCTGCTCGGTGATTTCGTCGTCGGCACTGTGGCACCAGCGGGTCACGGTGTCGAGCGCGACCCGCATGATGATCTTGAAGGTCATGGCCTTCTGGCCGCCGGTGTCGGTGCGGATCGTCGGGGTCGCGCCGATGACGCCGAGCACGGACCGGACGTCGAGGGCCTGAGCGGCCTCGTGCGCCGTCTGCCGAGGCCGCTGGAGACGCCGGCCGTACCGCGGGTCGAAGGCGAGACCGTGGCCGGTCTTGCACGCGACCGCGGCCGGGAACGACTTCGCGGCGTCGTTCTTGATGGCGGTGTTGTAGGCGACGTACGTCATCCGGCGGCGCCGGTCGGACTGCGCGATGAGCTTGAGCGTGCTGGAGTTGTGCGTCGGCACGCAGCCCGCCGTCAGGTACAGGTGATCCGGCGCGGTGACGCTGATACATACGGCTTCGTCCGGCTCGACTGGAGTAATCGCCCGGATCGCCCGGAACGGGGCCACCCGCGCGCCCTCGCACCAGCCGGAGGCCTTGCGCTCCAGGAAGAACGGCACCAGGTGTGCGGGCAGCTTGATCCGCATCCGGTATGCGAGCTTCCGCCGGGTGGCCTTCTCCGTCAGAGTCGCCGTGCCGCCGAGCGACTGGACAAGCCAGCGGACGTCCTCGGCCAGCCGGAGGCTGGTGGTGACGTACTCCGCAGCGTCTCCGTGCGCCCGGTGCCCGTCCGCATCCAGAAGTCCGCGGAGCACTTCGAGGCGCTGGTCGGCCGACGCGAACTTATAGAGGTCCGGCACGAACTTCTCGTGGCTCCGAAGGCCGCGCAACCCGAGTGAGCGGAGCGCGTCAACGATTGGGTTCCAGAATCCGCGGCGCCCAGGCAGTGTCTGGCGTCCGCCCAGGCCGTACCCGTAACGGCCCGCGCTGTCGTACACGACGACGCCCATAGGATCGACCAGAGCACGCACGCGATCGATGATCTGCGCGTCCGCAGTCGTGACGGTGACGGTGCCGCTCAGTGAGCCGTCGCCGAGCAGAAGGCCCAGCAGCCACGGATCGAGCGGCAGTTCCGCCTCGGGCAGCTTCACGGGGTCGGGCATGGGCACGAACCACCGGCCGCCGCCGCCAGGACGTGCTACGCCGCGGGCGAGGATCTCGGCGGTGGTCAGCACCTGGCCGGGCGTGCCCCGGTCTCGCTGCTTGTTGGACTGGACGAGCCAGCGGTGTTCGGCATCAGCGATCACCGTGACGCCATCGGAGAACCGCAACTCGTACAGAGGGCGGATGCCCTGGGGATAGACGCCGGAGACCTCGTAAATGAGGCCGTCGCGTCCAATGATGGGGTCGTCGATGGCGAGGGTGCCGATGGGGCGCCAGCCGGTCGGCGTGAGCACGGGCTGGTCGGTGCGAAGTGCTTTGCCGCAGCCCGCGCCGGCCTGGAGGACAAGGTCCAGCCCGTCGCCGTACGCATCGATCGCCTCGGCTTGCTCGAGAGTTGGGGTCACCACTGGGGTGCACCTCCTTTCGGGGGTGCGAGCCCGCCCCGCATGGGGTCGGGGCGGGCCCGCGGTCAGTGACGGACTCAGGCGGCGTCGGCGGCGAGCCGGGCGGCGTCGTCCTCCAGGCCCTGGACCAACGCGGCGAACTCGTCCGCCGCGTTGTCCCGCTCACCGAAGCTCGTGAGTGTGTCGAGCAGCGTCTTGGCCTCGTCCAACGCCATCTCGTTGGCGGAGCCGATCCGGCGGCCGACGATCAGCGAGATGGCGCGCAGTCGGTCCTCGCGGCCCTTGATCTCGAGCTGGTTGAAGAGGGCGTGCATCATCCGCATCTGCGGGGCGGAGACGGGCGCCGGACCCTGGTCCTGCTCGGTGGAGGCCGGCGGGGTGCTCTGCTCCGGCGAGGGCACAGCCGCCGGAGTGGCGGGCGTCGCCGCGGACTTGACGGCCTGGCCGTACTCCCGGATGACGTCCCCGAGCTTGGCGGGCTCGCCGGTCTTCGGGTGCAGCAGGTCCGCACCGAGCAGGTTCCGCGCCTGCGCCTGGCCATGAAGCTCCAGCGCCCGCTTGTACGTCAGCCCGTCGGCGACCAGCGCGTCCACGATGACCTGCATCGGGTCCACACCCTGCCCGAGCTGCTCCAGGATCGCCTCAGCGAAGTCGGGGCCGGGGTGGTGCACGCACGCGCCGTCGAGCGGCGTGTACCGGGTCTTGGTCACGGTGCCGGTGCCCTCGGTCATGTCGATCACGACGTCGACTTCGTACTCGGCGCCCTCACGCTGGACCGTCTTGACGCCCAGCTTCTTGACCTTGCCGTTGGCCAGCTCGTAGTCGTTCTTCGTCCGCATGGTGACGATGACGTGGCCGGGGAAGTGCAGCAGGGCGTCCAGCATGTCCTGCTCCATTTCGTTCACCGGAGCCCAGGCGGAGAACTTCCCGCCGTTGATCTTCTTGCCCTCCTCCTCGACGCGGGCGAGGAGTCCGCCCTTCCCGGCCCAGAAGTGCGACCAGCTGTCGATGATGAGGACGGCGAGGCGGGCCTCCTCGGCGGCGCGGACGGCGGCGATGAGGTTCTCCGGGGAGCAGAACGCCATCGGCAGGTGCGCGAAGGTGTGGGACTCGATGTCGGGGCGGCCGGGGACGGGGGCGTACTTGAGGGCGGAGCCGCGCTCGGTGTCGACGACGCCGATCTGTCCGCCGGCGGCGAGGCCTTCGGCCATGCGGAGGGCCGTCTTGGTCTTGCCGGAGCCGCCGGGGCCCTGGAGGGCGATGCGGGCCTTGGCAGTCTCGCGGGTGGCCGGCTGGAAGGTGAAGGTGCTCATGAGTCGTTCCTGTTCGTGCCGGTCTGCGGCGGGATGGTGGCTCGGAAGGGGCTTGCGGCGATGTCGCGGGCGAGCTTGGCGGCGCGCATTACGGCCCCGTAGGCGCGGCGCTTGCGGCGCTCGTCGGCCTGGGTGTCGGACGGCTTCGTGCCGTACTGGTCCTTGGCGTGCGCGGCCAGGGCGGTCGCGAGCTCGGCGCCGTACTCGGTGCGGAGGGCGGCGAGGACCTGCGCGGCTTCGCCCGGCTGGAGCGGCCGGCCGGTGGTGAGCGCCCGGTAGGCGCGGGCGTACGCGCTCACCGGTCTTCACCGTCCCGGGCGGCGAGCATCAGCCCGGTCATGCCCTCACCGAGGAGGTGCACGGTCACGCCCTGGTGCTCGCCGGTCCCGGTGGTGACCGCACCGCGCGCGGTGATCGTGGCGACGTTGACCCGGAGACGGGTCAGCCACCAGGACCAGGCGGCGTAGTCGTGCGGCCGGACCGTGAGGCGGATCGTGTGGTCGTCGAGGACCTCGGCGGCGGTGACGTCGGGCTGCGAGCCGCTGAGGAGGCCGGCCAGGTGGGCGGCCGGGGACTCCTCGCGGAGGGCCTGGACCGGCGCGATCAGCTGGGTGATCCCGTCCGCCGGTGGGGTGGACGCGTCGTCGTCCTCGTATCCGGCGACCGTCCACTGCTCGGTGTCCCGGTCCCACACCACCGACCACGCGGTGTGGTCGGTGAGGGTGCCGTCGAGGTCGATACCGACCGGCATCCCGATGCCCGCGGCCGCGTTGAGGGCGTCGGCGATCGCGGCCCAGTACTCCCGCTCGGTGCGCGGCACGAAGGGCTCGTTGCCGTCCGTGGGGTCCGGCGCGGTCGCCGACTCCACCAGGAGGTCGTCGCGCTGAGCCACCACCTCGTCGACCCGGGCGCGCAGCTTCTCGCGGTCGGCGTGGACGTCGGCGAGGTCCTGCGTCCGCTGCGCCAGCTCGGCACGCAGCCGCTCCACCTCAGCCGCGGTTTCCGGCGACTGGAGCAGCTGCGACGACTCCAGCGCGAACGCGGCCTGCGACGACAGGTCGTACGACGGTCCGTGCAGCCACGCCGCATCGATGACCTTCTTTGCCGTGAGGGCGAGCTTCGAGATCATGCGGTCTCACCGTCCTTACCGACGTAGCGGGCCTCGACCCGGGCGCCGTACTCGGTCAGCACACGCGTGGCCTCGTACGCCCCTGCCGGGAGGTACGCCGACCGCGAGCCGGAGCGGGGGACCCTGGCGGTGCGGATGTTGTACTCGATGCAGGAGGCGGTGCTGCTGGAGTTGTACTCGCCAACGGGCTGCCACTGGCCGGGGGTGGCACGGCAGTGGGCCGCGACCGCGAAGTGGTCGACCAACTTGCGCTTCATGCGGTCTCACCACCCTCGGTGGCCGTGATGGCCGTCAACGGGCCCGCCTGCGCCACGAGGCTGGCCAGCGTGCAGCGCTCCGGCCGGCCGTCCTGCGACAGCAACGGCATCCCGTCCTCGGCGAGCTCGCCCTGGAAGTACCAGAACTCACCGACCGCGTCCCGCTGCGGGAGCGCCAGGTCGTACACCAGCCCCTCGAACTCGAACGGGCGCCCCGCGGACCGCACCGCCCGGGTACGGACCTCCGGCAGGTCGTACGCCAGCACCGACACCCGCACGCCGTCCCGGTAGCCCTCGCCACCCACGACGTACGGCAACGGCTGCTCACCGTCGTGCGTGACACCGAAATACCGGCGCCAGCCCGCCCACTGGGACAGATCCGTGATGTGCAGCGACACCAGCACCCGGTCACCCTCGACCTGCATGCTCTGGAACTCGACGCGGTCGCCGATCTGCTCCTGGATGCCGGCGGCGACCTGGCGGGCGCGCTCGCACGCCTGGTCCCAGGCGACAGCCTGCTGCTCCAGGTCCGTGAGCTCCGGGTCGACCGGCGGGCGCGGCATCCACCCGCCGGCGGGCGTACGGCGCAGGATGAGGCCGCGCGTCCGCTCGGTGTCGACGAGGAGGCCGACCTTGTTGAGGGCGTGCGCGGCGGCGATCTCCGGGGCGCTACCGCCTGCGGCCATGGCCTCGCGAATGATCGCGATGGCGTGGGGGAGGTTCTTGTTCACGCCGCCACCGCCCCGGGGGTCTCGGCGGCCAGCTCGGCGCGCATCTTCGCGATTGCCCGGAACTGCAGCGTCTTCGTGGCGCCGGTCTTCTTGCCCAGCTCGGCGGCCGTCTCCGGCACCGACAGGCCCTCGAAGTACCGCAACTCGATGCACTCGCGCTGGAGTCGGCTGAGCGTCCGCATCGCGTACGCCACCGTCTCGGCCGCCTCCGCGACGTCCAGGTCCCGCAGGGCGGACGCCTCGGCGGACCGGTCACGCTGGCCGGCGTCGGGCGTCTCGGCGACCGGGACCTCCAGCCGCGTCCGCGCGGCCTTGACGTGGTCGAGGTGGATGTTCCGGGCGATGACGACCAGCCAGCCCGCGAAGCCACCGGCGCGCGGGCCGCTGAAGGTGTCCATGCGGCGGAGGGCGCGCAGGAAGGTCTCCTGCGTGAGGTCCTCGGCGAGCTGCTGGTCCCGGGTCCGGCTGAGGAGGTAGGTGTACACCTCGCCGCGGTACTCGTTGTACAGAGCAGCGAAGGCCGCTCGGTCACCCGCGACGGCTCGGGCCACCAGCTCGGGGCCCGATCCCTCCCGGGTGATCTTGTGGGTAACGTGGGTCAACACGACTGCTCTCTTTCTGGGTGTTGCGGTTGTGGAGGTCGCCCCGGTGGTGCGGGGCGGTCCGGAGTCGAGGGGTCGCCAGGCCTGGCAGTCAGGCGGCCCTTCGGCATGTTTGGGATCAGGCCGTCGCGGCCAGCTGGTCCTGCTCCGCCATCCACGCCTTCACGGCGGTCAGGTCGAAGCGGCGGACCTCCTTCTTCTGGCCGGTCGACTTCAGCCGCTCCACCGGCATGCCGTCCTCGATCCAGCGCAGGACGGTCCAGTCGGAGACCTGGTAGTAGGTCTCCAGCTCGGGCTGGGTGAGGAGAGGCATCAGGCCGGCCGGGAGGGGGACGCGGCGGTCACTCTTCGTCGGCATCGGGGCTTGACCTTTCGATTCTCGAAGTCGAAGCTTCGGGCATGGCAAAGAGGTCCTGGAGGGGGGTGTTCGTCTCCTCGTGCAGCGCGGAGGCGATGACCCAGGCCGTCTTCAGCTCGCACGCCGTGCGGGCCGTTTTGCCCTGCCCTGCGAGCCGGCCCACGGTGGCCGCCGAGATGCCCTTCCCGGCCGGGTCCACCCGCCGCGTCGCCTCGGCGAGTTGGGGGATGGAGAGGCCGGCGCGGGCCATGGCGTCTCTGAGCGGCTGGCCGTCGGCCTTGCGGTGCAGCTTGGGCATAAAGGGACCTCGTGCCGTGATGGCTGAGAGCACCCCGGGCGGGGTGTCTTCGATATTTCTACTATCGAAATCGAATCCGTGTCAATGGGTGGCTCCGAGTTCATCCGAGTGGCTCCGAGCGGTGCAGGGGAGGTGCGTGTCCGGCTCCGGCGTGCGCCGACGCTGATCGGTACGCAACGGCGCGTATTCGGCGGGTCGCGCGCCGTCAGGTTCCCGCCATACCTTCTACTTTTACTTGCGAAAGGTAGAAGGTGAGGGCAGGCTTGCCGCGTGGACACCCATGAGCACATCGCCCCTGCCGGGGGGGAGACCTTCGCGCAGGCCCTCCGCGCGCTCAAGGACGACTACAACGTCAGCGAGAGCGAGATCGCGCGCCGTATCGACGCGCACGTGTCCACGGTCAACAACTGGGCCCACGGCAAGGCCAACCCTCGCGCCGCCGCCATCCGCCGGCTCGCCGTGGAGTTCCCTCGCTTCACTGAGGAGAGGCTCTTTGCCTCGATCGGAAAGCGGGCGCCCACCCCGCTCTCGCGCGACAAGCGAGCCGAGGCCCTCGAAGTGCTCGACCGGCTGACTGAAGAGCAGCAAGAGATGTTGTTGATCCAGGCCAGGGCGGTAGCGGACGCCAACGAGCGCTGACCCGTCGCATCTTTTTAGTTCTGCGTGCAACCAACTGCCTGGCTCGGAAGTCTCAGCAAAAGGCTCCTCGGCCAACTCACGACAGATGTGTAGAAACTGTGGTCGCACTGGTCGCGAAACGTGGATCTCGGGAGTACGGTCGGTCACCTGATCGACGTCCTCCCCCGCCGGTCTCACCAGCTACACGCGTCACCGCAGTCGGGGGAGTATGCCCATGTGCATCCGCGTCCAGTACGCACCGCGCCACCAGATCGTCGACCCGTGGGATGCCGTCCGGCAAGTGATCACCATCCCGGAGGACCTGGGCGCCACTGTCCTCTTCACACTTCGCGCAGTACGAGCCGTACTCCGCCAACTCGGCGTGCCTCAAGACAATTTCGGTGCACTCTGCTGGTGCGGCGAGGACATCGACCTCACCGCCGCACACGCCACCCAGCACCGACAGACCGAGGTGATCCAGGTGCACATCACACAGGCCCCCGCCACGACCGGGAGGCACCATGCCGCGTAGGGCCACGAACAATCCGCGCCAGCTGCGGCAGAAGACATGCGGCTGCCCGGCCTGCATGGAGAAGTACCCGCCCCAGCAGCACGGCGAGCGCCGACCGCGCCGGGACTGCATCGGCTCCTGGCAGGCCCGCTACCGCGACCCCGCCGGGAAGCAGAAGGCCAGGAACTTCCCCCTCAAAGAGGGTGGGAAGAAGGCCGCGGAGGCGTTCCTCGACGAGACCCGTACCGCTGTCCGGCAGCGCACCTACCGAGACCCCGAGCGCGGCAAGATCCGGCTCGGCGCCTGGTGGGACGACTTCTGGGAGGTCGAGGGGAAGAAGGGGGCGATCAGGACCCGCAACCGCAAGCTCAGCGTCTGGCGGGCCCACGTCGAACCGAAGTGGTCCGGCTACCGCCTGATCGACCTGGAGTACATGGCCCTACAGAAGTGGCTCACCCAGGACGTGAAGGGCCACCGCACCCAGAACCAGGTGAAGCAGCTGCTTGTCGCGCTCCTGGACGCCGCCATCAAGGACGGCGAGCGGATCAGTGTGAACCCGGCCAAGCACCTGGAGGTCACGGCGCCGCGGCGGGCCAAGCACCCCGACGATCTGGCGCCTCCAACGCGGGCCCAGTACGCGCTCATTCACGCAGCCCTGCCCCAGTACTACCAGCGGATCCTGCGCGACTTCGCCTACGAGACGGGCCTGAGGCCGGGCGAGTACGCAGGCCTCCGCCTGCACTGCGTCGACGAGGAGCGGATGGTCGCGCACATCAAGGAGATCCTCGTCTCCGACGACGGGCGACTGTGCCGGCAGGAGGCGCCCAAGACCGAGGCGGGCTTCCGCACGGTGGCGCTGACACCGACGGCGCTCGAGGCCATCCGCTGGATGAAGGAGAAGTGGAAGCCGAAGGCGACCCGGTCTGCGATCGGCGACGACCCCTACGACCTCCATGCCGAGGAGCTCGTGTTCCGAGGGCCTCGAGGCGGCGCGCTGAACACCAACAATCTCCAGCGCCCGTGGAAGCGGGCGATCGTCCAGGCCGGCGTGGCCCGCAAGGTGAAGAACACGGAGAGCGGGAAGTGGGAGTGGTGGCCGCGGCTGTACGAGTACCGCCACGACGTCGCGAGCCGCCTCCACCACGCCGGCGTCGCCGAGGTCGACACCCAGGCGCACCTCGGACAGAAGCGCGGCGGGAAGGTCACCTGGATCTACACCCACGGCAGCGAGGACGCGCAGGAGCGGGTGCGCAACGCGCTCACCGGCGGCGGGGAGGAGGGAAGTGGACTCCGTGCCGTTCAGTGATCGCCTACGGCAGGAATCCGCGAAGAATCCACACGCACCCCTCGGGATCACTCGGAACCACACGGAACCACCGGCCTTACAGCGCGTAAAGCAAGTCGGGACCGCTCGGGACCACTCGGAACCACCCGGAACCGCTAGCCAGGGCGAACGAAGGCCTTACAAGCAGGATGTCGGCGGTTCGAAACCGTCCGCGCCCACCGGGAACAGGGCCCTTCGGAACTTCTCCGAGGGCCCTGTGCCGTTCGTGCCGGGGACGCCCCCCACGGGGGTGCCCCTACGGAAACGGCTCCCTTTCACCAGGCGGTGTCCCGTGCGTGTGCTTCAGCCGGGAGCGGGCCTGGACGCGGTCGGCGCCGGCCAGGTCCGCCCAGTACCGGTGGGTGCTGACGAACACCACCAGCTCGTGCTCCCGGCGCCGGAGCTTCTCCACCTCGGCCTGCTCGTCGTCCGTCCAGCCGGGTGAGGCGGGGCGCTCCACCAGGCGCCAGCCGGTGTCGTCGCTGAACCCGTCGAGCGGCTCCACCGACCAGGGAAGCCGTCTCAACAGGGCCGACAGCTCTGCCTGGACCTGACGAAGCTCCTCCTGACCGGCGAGGAGGTCACGGGGAAAGTCATAGGTCGCAGCCAC